TTAGCTAAATCGCAAACCCGATTTTCTTTCTGGTCTGATCTGAAAAACGTTTTTGCCTTTTCTTTCCGACGGCCGAGGAATCTTGATTTTTTTCGAATCGATTGATTCGAGATATAGCGATAGTGCATCTTTGGCAAATGCCAAAGCCTCTTCCAGCGTATCACCCTCGGTGATACAACCAGGTAAATCCGGAAACTCGACCGTATAACCTCCTTCGTTTTTATCTTCTGTTAAAATCGCTGGGTAACTGATCATCATTTTAATCCTGCTGTTTTTAGCTTTAGTTCCTTTTTTGTATATTGCATGTGATCCCTTGTCTTCCTGCTTTGTGGGGAGCCTACACGGCCTCGTTGTATTTTCTGATCTTTTCGATTTCTTTGCCGTGATCGTTTTGCGCCTCAAAGAGATCGTACGTGTTTTGTAAGTTGAGCCAAAATTTTGCGGTTTGTCCGAAAAATTTCCCCAAACGCAATGCGATTTCTGGGGTAATAGATCGTTTGCCCAAAACCAGGTTACTCAAATTTGATCGTGGAATTCCCGTCTCAATTGCAAGTCTATATTGAGATACCTCAATCTCGTCGAGATAGTTTTTCAATATTAAACCTGGGTGTGGATTGTATTTTTTGCTCACGTTAGTTCCCTCCTAATGATAATCGCCTATAAATTCAATTATAACATTCCCGTCGTTCCAACGGAAACAAATTCGGATCGGACCGTTAACCCAAATCGCATGCTGTCCGATCCGATTATTTTGTAGTGGATGCAATTTATTTGAAGGCGGAAATTTTAAGTCGTCAATTTCGTGCGCCGCGTCGATCTCTCTGAGTTTCTCGGTGATCTTTCGGCAGGCGCCAGGCTGGAAACGTTTGTCCGACCCTCCATCGTAAATTAATTTGTCTCGCTTGTCCCTGAACTGAACGATCATGTACAAACGCTATCAATTTGATAGCGTTTGTCAAACAAAAAATACTCGCGCATCAAAAAAAATTAACTATGCATCAGTTAAGCAAAAGTTCAGCCGGAACCTTTTTTATCTTCCCATCCTTTTTTTCGCCACCAGCTCATAGGGGCTATTTCTTCTAATTTTGTTTCTAACTTTTGTCTTTCTGATTTCGCTTCGTTCTCTTGTTGTCTGTACTTGTCCCACTTTATATAATAACGTAATCCTTCTTTTAATTTTTGTTCTGATACTCCTATATTCTCAAATCGTTTTCGGTTTTGTATTTTAACTCGTAACTTTTTGAGCGTGGATTCGTGAATCCCGGTTAATTGATGGACTGATTTGATAGTTGCTTTCATAAGCATCTCGCCTAATCTTTTTTCTATAGCGGCGTCTCTGTCTCCTGCTGACACGTTGCGACCCGTAAAGATTAGGTGATAGATGATTTCTTGCTCTTTGCCGGGAGGTAATTCTTTTTGGAAACGTATAGCGGGGACATAGTAATCAAGCTCTTGGCAAATTGCAGATCTTGTACGACCATCAATAATTGTCCAATCATGTCTCAAAAAAACAATTTGTAAAACACCTAAACGTTTAATTGAGTCTTTGAGTTCTTCGTATTTTTCTCCCTTTGGTATATCAAAAGGATGTAAGGAGTCATCAAATTTAAAAGTATTTGGATTAAGATATTCTAGTTTTGTCGGTTTATATTTTTGTATGTCAAACTCGGGGTCTTCTGATTTTGGCACTGGCATCTCCTGATTAGGCGCAATAATATTTTACCTCGACTTTTTGCCTGTACTTTTTTATCAAAAAATACCCCGCAATTTGCGGGGTTAAATGAGATGGAATTTACTTAAGGATTATATCACGGTGCTAGTATATATTCTTTCGTTTCGTCCGTCGGCTTCGCTGAAGACCCTCCGAACCAACTCACAAACCTGTAAACGTATGCGGCCCTAAACGCGCCCATTCCGTCTTCTAAACAAATTTTTTTTAGAATCTGATCTGCGGTATCACGATATTTTATATGATCTAATTTTTCTTCCCGCATCAATTGATAGAGCGCGTCATGTACTAAAGATCCCCGCATAAAGGATTTTGTATCAAACGTCGGGCCACTTGGTCCATCCCAAGCATATCCGGCCTCTATACGTAATAGACCGCCTGTATCCAGTGAGACAAAAGTTTTTATTCGATGTCCGACCTGAACTCGGTTATCCGTTTTAATATTTGTCTGATAACTATAAGATTGTATGAGTTCGTATTTGTAGTTCTTTAAACTTTTATAAACTATTCGATCCATTGTTATCTCCATTTTTTCCCACAAGTCCGATAGCGGCAAGTCCGGCTGTGATCGCAATTGACGCCTGCGTCCAATCAGCTTTGCCTACGAATACGGAGACGATTGCTCCGACCACGAGGGCAATTCCGAGGATCGTCGAGACTCTTCCCTTGGTTGCGTTTTCCGAGAGATGACTCCAAAATGTTTTTTTATGTTTGGTCATATTATATTTCCTTTATGTGTTATCTTACTAAGTCCATCATGTGTGTATCTGTGCGAAAAATGTCTGGGAATACTGTTTCGGGGAGGTAGGACATGAACCCATCGAGGTCTTTGGAGTATCCTTTAGTATACACTCCAGCAGGGTCCGAAATCCAGAGGCCAATGATTTTTCCCTGGTCGTTTGTCCTATAGCCGACTGCTGTTATAATGTGGCCACCCCCTTTACCTAGATGGATTCCTAGCATAGGTTGACGTTCGAGGAGTATCCCATACGCAAGTCGGTTTAACGAATTGATTCCAACTTTAGTATAGTCCACCCTGGGGACTGGGGTCGCGGCCGGAAACGCTTCGGCAAGGACTTGATTTATAATCTTACGATGTTGTTCCCAAAAAAATCTTTTGTTGTTCTCAACTGTATCGCCACTTTTGTATTCGCCGACTCGAATCAAATACGCGAGTTCGTTGATCCTGCCGGACGCTTTATATTCGAATCCTGATTTGATCAGCGTATCAATTAGCTGATTGACGAATGCGGTGCCGGACGAAATAAAGCATTGATTAAATCGTCGCCACTCTGGCGTGAATTTCATGTTGGACGATCCATCCAGATTCACGTTGTCCTTCTGGGTGTAGTGCCACGCTTCCGAGAGTACGTAATCGTTCTTAGTGAGTCCGTAATTTCCTTTTTCGATTTTTCTAAGCCCCTCTTGGATCACCGCTTTCTGTCCTCTTTAAGTTCTTGTAATATAGTTGTGAGCGTTGCGAAGGTTGTGTCTACTCGCAAGGCCGTGTTGTTTAAACTGTCAAGCTTTGCTTTGATCTCCACCATATCTTTATTTAAATTCGTTATATCCTTTCCCTGGAGATCGGATTGATTTTTTGCCTCATAGGCAACTCGTTTCGCTTCTTTGATTTGCCCGTAAATGTCTTTTAAAAAAAAAGAAATCAGTGTAGTCGTTACACCAACTGCCCAATTTATTTGTTCTTGCGTAAACACTGTCCCTTCCTTTGTTTATATCAACTCCAAGCCTCGGCTAAATCCAAAAACTCTTCGGGTTTTAAATTTCGTATTTTTTCTTCAATTTCCCATTTTTTAGAATATAAAATTCTCCCTGTGTTAAAAAGATCTAACTCAATTAGATCTGATAGTTCCGATAATTCTTCGAACGCAAAAGAATGGAATCGGTCATTTGCATCTCTCCATTCCGGAAGGAAGAGGATAAGTTGTTTATTGTAAAGAGTTAATGTTTTTTGAATATTCTCTAAATACGTTTTACCGGAATCCCAGGTGGTTCCCTTGTAGTCAACTGTGCCTCTATAAGAACCAAGTTTAGAATAGAAGATCTGACTATTTCTCTCCAACAAAGATTCTTTTTTGCGTTCTTGATCGATCATCCAACCGGAATCCGTATATTTTTGATACTCCACCAGATTTCCGGCAGAGTCCTTGAAAGGTTCTATCCCCGTTTCTATTTCCGAATCTATTTTATCTTCCCAGCTTAGCAGGACTCTTTCCTCTCCCGAAGTTTTATTATATACTTTTTGGGGAATAAAATCTTGTGTTATTCCGTCTTTAATCACTGCAGCAAACGTCTCTCCGATTTGTGGATTGTAGTGGTGTGAATACACAATCTCGTGCTGGTCTGGTTTAAAATTTGCCCATGCTTCTACACCCGTAAGTTTGGTTGGGTCCGTGTTAATCCAGACAACTTGTTTATTTGATTTTTCTAATATATAGTTCATCATGCTACCCTCACTTTATATTTTACTGCTACGTATGCAGGTGTGGTTTCGTTGCCGGTTCGCGGAGTTCCGTTAACCCCGTCGGTTGACGGATACAAAGGATTTCCTGTCCCTATCGCAGATCCGGGCATAACGGCTGATCCACCGGATTGAATCGCGTTAATCACAAAACCTTGAAATTTATCTTGGCCCGCGTATCCAACTGCACCACCATCATAATTTCCACCAGCTGCTTTTGATCGTGATCCGTGTACCCCGGCGCCTCGTGCAAAAATCCCACGTCGATCCGGAACATTATACGTAGTCGACCCATCTCCAAATCCATATTCCGCATTGACGAGCATTGTTCCGGCTTGTGATGACGTTAGGTCTATAATCGCTCCGGTAGCAGTTGCCGAAATTTGGAAGTCATTTGCTGTCGGGTTACGTACATAATAATTTGTTAATGCTGTAATTCCGCCACCGGTAAAAGAGAACTTTACGAGCTGACCCTCAACGCATCCATGCGCAGTCACGTTGATTCTATCGGTTGCAGGTGTTATACTTGCAACAGTTCGGCTTACTAAATTCCAAAGTGCAGCATAAGTTGTCCTTGAGACACTTTGTCCATTAATCTCTTTAAAGTTAGTTGTAGATGCCTGGTCAAATGGGTCCTCTATAATTGCACCTAGTGGTATTTTAGAGGATTCGATTAAATCCTCTATGCCTTTTAATCTCTCTGAGAGAGTGGGTATTCTGTAAAGAACGACATTTGAATAATTATTCTGTAGTTCTATCGCTACAGTAAATTGATTACTACTTGCTATCGTTTTAATTTTTCGAACAACCCCGCCCGGGAATAAAACCAATTCGTTGTTATTTATCTCAGTAGTAGCGGAACCACCTGTTCCGTTTATAATAAGACTATTTGCGCTACAAGACCATGTACCTGATATTTGCACATAATCACCAAAAAACTTTTTAAAATTCCTTCTAGTTGAGGGACTTCCAAGCAAATCGTAAGTACCAAACGACATTCCAGCGTATTTAGCTAATGACGCTATTCCGGTTGTCCCAGATAAAAAATTGTCATTGTCTTCGAATTCAGTATTTTCTGTTGCTTGATCTGCTGCTGCTGGGTTAAACATCTCATTTGAGACAACTGTCTCTGCTTTAAATTTAGAATTTGTGTTTGCCATATTATATACTCCTCAGAGGTAAGAAATAATCTCCTGATATGTTTTGTCCAGATCCAAGGACAAAATTATTCCCGCCTATTTCCTTCTTTCCTATTTCAAAATTCCCGTATTGATAATGTCCTAATATTCCGATCTCGATTGACATGTATAAATTTTTGATCGGTCGTAATAATGCGACAATTTGATTTAAGATTGTATCGCTAGGAGTTGCACTTGTATTTAAGTTTATCATAATGTGCCCTAGGTTAGGAGTGTTAAGTCTTGCGCTGTATGGTTGCGCATCCAAGTATTGACCTAATTCGTCTATATCTGCAATGACCGATTGTCTTATTAAAAAAGATTTAGCCAACTTAGGACCATAAAAGATATTACTATCTCCACCCGTTATTTGATCAATCTTACCTTTCCAAGATAGCTGGAAAGATGCGGGTCTTCTCTGAATCTTTGGTGCTTCGTGTATAGCTTGCCGGATTCTTTTTATGGACTCAGAAGTATCATAAAACGCACCTATCGCATAAGCTCTTTCTTCTGGGAATTCTGTAAGATCTGCTCGTCTTAAGTAACGTATATAGTTTATTTTTTTTGAATATAGATCCCAGTATTGTTTGATCTTGGTGAACAAATCATCAAACTTTTGAATACCCCTTAAAGGGATTGGCTGGAAGGAAGATGTATTTCCTATCATACATCTTCCTGAAAGTTTATCATTACTGGCTTAATTATTTCGCCATATGATGGAGTTATTTGCGAAAATGGATTTGTTACGTTTACATATCGTACCCCCTCTACATAAGACATTAGTATGCTAGATATATCATTAGGGCCAATTGATTGACCAAAGTCATTGCAAGGGACGTTATCGAGTAATTTTTTAACCTGTAAAAAATCATTTTCCTCGCTATAAGTTTGTCCAATTAAACTTACAAAGGTTGTATTAATTAGATCAATCGTTGCTGATATACCGTTTTCGTAATAGTAATCTTTGATATAAAATCCTATCTCACTAGTTCTTAAGGCAACTGCAAGAGAGATGTATTTTAATTTATCCGCAAACTTGTATCCTGGAAGCATATGGACTTTCCCAGAAAACCCAGAATATAAGTAGTTAACGGAATATGCTTTTAGATCCACCTGTCCGAATATTGATTTTGAGATAAGTAAATTTTTAACACTTGTTAATAAAGATTCGGGTGCAATTCCTCCACCACTTGGCATTATATATACAAGTGCCCTTAAAATTCCCGTGATAATTACTTGTGCCTCTAAAACCCCTGGAATGGACTTTGCAATTACCTTGCCCGAATCCTCATCCCAAAACATATCATGAGTTCGGGCACGTAAGGGAGCCATTCGTTTAGCATTTGATAATGTTTCTGGCTCCGATCCTCCTTGTGCTTTTTGAGCATTATTAACTGAGATAACTTTTGGATCATTGCCGATGTATTTTACAATCGTGTTCTGAGGTTGGTTTCCTATGTCCCCGCCTCCAACAGCAAAATGAGCGACAACCGATAAACCGGATGCAGGAATTTTACCATATTGATCTCCAGTTTTTTCGTCCACAAACCCCAGTGTGACAACTGATTCGCCGGTCGAAAGATACTTATGTATAAAGTGTTTATCAAGTGCGTTAGAATATGCTAATGTATCTTGTGGATAATATAACTCCCCTCCAATATCAAGATAAAACGTATCTCTTATGATGTCGGCCTCTCTGATAATAAATTCTTGTGCGTCCATGTTGTTTGTTTGTCCTAACGCAATAGGATCACGTGTCTTTTGATGATAAAAAAGAGCAATTCCAGTTGTTTGGCCTTGTGGTATTGTCAACGCTTGTCTAGCTTCATAGGCAACTGGAGGAGCCGAAACCCCTCCTTTGGTAGATGCTACCATTTTTGAGATAGGGATTGTATAAGATGAAGCGCTGGTCGCGGTTGGATCAAGTGTAATGTCTAGCCATACCGAAGCAGTAGTCTTCCAACGTAGCTCATAATCAGTTTCGCGAAAAATATCTGCTGCTATGTCCCGATCACTTACAGTTCCCGCAAACACTTGATTGATTCCTATATTTAATCTGATTGTAAGTAGTGCAAAGATTCCAGCAAATATCACCTTAAACCAAGTAGGAGCGTCGTATGTTAAGGGATCATTGTTTAGATCAGACATGATCTCACTAAATGTAGTTGAGATTGTTTTGATTGGGTTACGACTCATAGCGCTGCCTCCTTGTAAGATTCATCGGCGACGCGATAGTAGCCGACAGAAATGTCAAGCTCTCCATTTTTTTTATTTGTATTTTCTATTTTTACTAAATCGTATGAGGTCGCTACTCTTCGCTCAAATCTCGCACTGTTGGAATAATCTGCTAAGGATTGCAAAATTGTAACCCCAGCAAGAATGTCAGATAACACCGTGACCGGCGTATTATCCAGTTCGGCCAAAGTTGTTCCACGTTCTCTATAAAATGGCATTGACCCTATCGGAAGAGCCAAATGCAAAAGAACTTCACTCTCTGTTTCTTTTACAAAATCTTTTCCCCAATTCTGGATTATTTCATATGGATAGTTTATTGTCATAACCAAGGCTCAATTGTATTCGGAGGCACGAGTAACGTAGATTGTCCCGTGCGTAACCAGTTGCAGACTTGGTTAGCAATTTGAGAACAATTCGAATCATAATCAGTGACGCTTGAACTAAGCATAAGAGGTGTAGTGGGTGGAGTTGGATTGTAACCTGACATTCCTTGCCCTAGTTTTAATGCAAATTGACTTACTGCTTGTTGCAATATTTCTAATGTCATTGCCTCAGTTCCTACAACTCCCAAAAAAGCGGTTTTTGCAGCATTGGCATTGGTTGAGACTGGAGAGATATTTTTTGCACATTCGTATAACGCATTGCCCCATCCTTGATTTGCTCTTTGGATCGCTTCAGATTTTGTTTTCGGATCGCCTTGGTAATTGGGAGAACGTGGGTTACAGAATTTTTCTAATTCTGTTTTAAATGCACTTTCGGAGATCATGGGTGTAGTCCTGGAATTCTGGATATTGTTGGCCCAAGTGGAGTCATATATCCATCAGTCAAAGCACTTCGACCGCTAGGCAAAAACCTTACATCCATGTTTTCTGTGACAGTGATTCCAGTATTATCGATTTTGATTTTGTGGATTGCGGAACCTAATTCTATATCTATCGATTCGATTCCGTGTTTTGTTTTTATACCTCCGTATTCGGTTACAAACTTGCTATTCGTTTTGTCGTAATAGAGTGCGAATATAATACCGGTTGGTTCTTTAAATTCGAATAAAATGTTTAAACCGGATCCAGATTTTTTAAATTCATATTCAAGTGGGTTTTGTGTCTTATATACTATTCGATCCGAATTTCCGTTTGGAAACGCGATCCTTATCTTGTCCCCAATCTCTGGGACGACATGAGAGAACAACACAGATCCGGGCCATGCCGTAAGCCAGTTTTCTGAATTACTCTCCTCTGCACCATTTGACAAGTCTAGACAATATATTTGTATAGACCCGTCATTGTCTCCTGTTCCAATTTCTTTTACAATTGCGTCATGTTCTATTAAATAAAATAGTTCCTCTTGTGTTACTTTACGATTTAGTAAAATATCTTCTGAAGGTATTTCTGGATTTAAACTCATCGTTTTAACTCCAGCTCTTGCTTAACACCACTTGCATCGTGTGTCCACGTGTGTTTTGCAAGTCTCCAAAATTTGGCCTTTGCGTTTTTGCGACATGAACGAATGTCTGGAGGGATTACACACCAACCCTTTTCATCTGTTGGACCTAAATGCACCCTATCACCAATTTTGTATAACGGATTGGGAACAGTGGAGCATCTGAATGTCCATCCATTTTGTTCAGGCATGGTTGAGTTTGGTTTAAATTCGAAGTATCGCTTGAAATTTTTGTGTATAGGTCCGCCATGCTCTGCTATTTGATCATCAGGCACTATGAACTCTTCAAAACTTGCGTTCATAACTCGATTGAATTCTGCTGTTGCATCTTTACTTCCTACTACTTCTTCGATGGCTTTCATACTTAAAACATAACTCAAAGTAGATTCCGTCTCTGATGCCTGAAAAGTAGCTACCATACGCCCATTTTGATCGAGTGTGATACTTGTAGATGACCCTAAAGAGGATCCTGGGCCAAGGTCATAACTTGGTTCCCCTACAATGTTTGATTGACTATTACCATAGTTAAATATATGATACTGTCCCATTCTATATGATAATTCTTGTTTTGATTTTTCGTGAACTTCTTTTGTCTCTCTAAAATGTAAGATTTCTGTTCCTTTATCATCACGAGTGGAATAGACTACACATCCATATTTTTCCGCTTGTCTACGAATAAACTGAAAATTGGTTTCCTTTGCTTGTACTAAAGGATTTCTTCTTGTAAGCAGTTCCCCTTGCCTCGGAAAAGATATATCAACCTTTTTAAAATCAAGTAGATTCGCAACGGCTCGAATCGCATCCTCTACGGTCCCCGTATTAAATTCTCTTGTTAACATGGGTCTACCTGCAAATTTTCCAGTCCGCAATGTGATTGTTCGAATATGTTTCCCACCTTGAAAATATCCGTTAGACGTAGTAACAACAGCACAGCTAATTAAATTTTTAAATGATCCCTTTATCTCATCTGCACCAAAATCTAAAAATCCAGGAAGATCGCTGGAAGCGTCAAGACCCCATTCCACAGAAAATGTTTGGCCTCGTGAAAACATTTTGGTATCAAGTCCAACGTTGTCTTTAATCGTAAGGTTTATGATTGTATTCATAAACATTTCTTCTTCAAGGCTAAAAGAAAGGATATTGAATCCAATATCAGAGTCTTTATATTCCAAATCCGTAAACTTTGGATTTAAAGCTTTTATTTTAAAATAATATTGTCGTTTTGGTCCTGGTACTATCATAACGGGATTATCACCTCATTCATTTTCGTTATATCAAATCTATTTTCTGATAAATACGTAGCGTTTGCTTCGGACAAATTCATAAGTTCTTCATAAGATCCTTTTTCCTCAAGTGCAATTAAATCTAAATCCCTTTCGTTAGAATTTACAATACGTATGTCTGAGGGTATTGTAATCCGATGGAGTAACCTTAAAGTAACCGCTTCCCCGGTTACCGGATCTATATATTCTTTTGGTTTTACATTACTAAATTCTAACATGATTAAAACGAACTTCTTCCCGATAAACGTTGTGCGACTCCTACACCTGCACCTATGTTTCTAACGATCTTCCACATTTTATACATGCCCTGATCCTCTAAATATCTCATTGTAAAAGTGCATTCTGTAAATTGTGAAAATCCATTTCTGTTTGTAAGATCTCGTTTGTGATTTAGTTTAATATCTTCAATGATTACGGGTAGTGGGGGTCTATGCGTTCCCCAACCTGAATAAATACATGTAGGATTTTGTTTCCACTGTGGTGAATCCGTTACAAGAGATATATCTATTTGATGACTTCTTGCCCTCTCAACTGCATATAGATCCAACATGTTCCCCGTACTTTTATTTAAATTAACGATTGGGACTGTAAACGTAATACGTGTGTTCTCATTTCGTACATGATCCACAGGTGCATAGTCAAGTCCAGGTTGGGGATAGTCTTGGAAGATAGATTTTTTTTCATCAGATATGTCTGATGGAAGCAATTTGTTTGTGATCAACATCGCTTGTAATAAATTTTGTGGAGACGACAAAACAGATGATATGTTAGGAAGAACTAAAATCCACCAGTTGTTAGTTTTCTTTTTCATCGAAACGCTTTCCGCGTTGTAGCCGTTGGCATGTAAAATAATTCCCGTTAGTCTTCGTGCCGAGGCTAATCAGATGCGGTTTTAAAATGCAACTAAAATTTTATGTCTTATGAATTTATTTTTAAACCACTCCTTTTGTAAACGGGACATATTCGCGTTTCTTATTGTTATCAAAATTACTTGCGAATATAGCGAGAGTATACAGATTGCGTCAAATTATGAGATATTTATCAACTTTAGTTGTCATGTTTTGTTTGTTGCAATGTCGTCCGGATGATCCACGGAGACAGGAAATTGCCGGATCGGATTTGCTGCCAGGTGCTTATGAGGTTAGTTTGTCCCATCTGTATTATGATACTTCTCCAAATCAGGATAAGTATTATACAAAATTCTCCAGCAATCGGTTTCGGTTGAAATTTCAGCTAATTCAAGGCGGATATGGAGATTTTGGCGACATCTTCTCTATCGAAATGGGTGGTCCACCGGGTTATATCGATCATCAAGGAAATGTTGTAATTGAACCTGGCTTCAAAAAAGATCAACTCCCGTTTGTCTATGATGTGACTGATTTCCGGGAAAGCGTTGCGACTATAATAAACGTTCAGACAGACTTTTATAACAATGATTGCGAACGTAGAATGGGAATTCGAGGTCGATGTGAACGTTATTGTGATTTTATTGGTTTAGATGGAAAGATTATCACTAGACGGCCTTATTTTATTCTGAAACCATTTTCAGAAGGATTCGCCGTATCAAGCAGTATTAAAAAAGGGAAATTTGGCTACGTCAATCTCTTCGGAGAGATAGTAATTCAAGAGATTTATGATCATACTTGGGATTTCAAAAATGGCTTAGCTTTAGTGGAGTTAAATGGGGATAGATTTTTTATTAATAAAAAAGGTAAGAAAGTTTTTGGAAAGCCCTTTAGTGGTTACACGGATATCCTCGGCGATTTCAGCGAAGGATTGGCTCTCGTTGGAAACGGATCTTTGGTCGGTTACATGAACACAACTGGCAAAGTTGTGATTGAACCTAAATTTAGTAATCTCGGCGATTTCAGCGAAGGATTGGCACTTGCCGAAACGGCTAACGGGGAAAAGGGATTCATTGACAAAACGGGAAAGTTTAAAATCCAATTCAAGGATCTTTATGCGGCTCGTAGTTTTTCAAATGGTCTTGCATACGTGAGGTTCGACGATAAGGGTGGTGAGAAACGCGGTTTCATTAATAAAGCCGGCGACTTATTTTTAGATCTTACAAAATCGAATTATGATGTCATTGGCGACTTTTCCGAAGGCCTCGCTGTCGTTTACACAAAAGATCCAAATCGTAGAATGCTATTTATCGACAAGACCGGTAAGGTTGCGTTTGACATTAACGACATCAATCGCAAGATTTGGGAACGTTTCAAAAAACACTAAATCTTTTTCCTGAACACAACTCCCCCAATTTTTATAACTGGGGGAGCATGCCTTTTGTACGTATCAAAGATATGATCTTTTATTTAATTTTGTTATCCAGTTGATTGAATGAATTCTTATTTAATGGTTGTTGCATTACATTTTCAATCGCATTGGCCGCCGCCGGTGGATCAGGTGTGGTCATATTTACGTTAATAGTTCGATTATCATTATTTGTCGTGGAATTATTCCCTGCTTGGCTCCTACTTTTAATGAGTGGAGTTGACGAATTGTTCATACCTCTATTGTTTTCTTCTAAAATGCTATTGTCTCCATCTCTAATCTCACTTGTTGAGCTCGAATCGTTACTATCCTTGTTCGGAGTTAGTGTACCTCTAATCATATTAAAGAATTCACTAGCCGGCGCAAAAGCATTTTTGATTTTATCTGCAAAGTGATTAAGCTTCACGGTTATCTTATCCCAATACTTGCTAAAAGTAGTTGAGATTCCTTGCCATATCCCACTAATCCAATTCTTAAACTCACTTAGCTTTGTCCTGATCCAGTTAAAACCATTCACGACTTTCTGAACAAAAATTTCGATTATTGGATGCTTTATAAAAATGTCATACATTGTATGCCCAAAATCAATGATTGCCTTTTTAGGATCTTTAAAGAGTCCTACAAGTAATCTTACTTGTGCAATAAACATTCTAATAGGAACGAGTACAGCGTATCCCAGCACCTTACCAATAAATTGGAATGTTTTTGCAATCCAACTTACATCACCTTCGGATTGCAAAAAAGAGAATGCGTCCGCTAACTCATCTATCAAAAAATGGAGTTCGGTTATAATAGGGATTAGATTGGATATAAATCCTTGCGCGAATCCATCTATAAAAGGCTTAATAACTTCTTTCCACAACCATCCAATTGTAGTTCCTATGCCCTTTATCAAAGGTTCAAGCATCGCCTGAAAAAATGCGAAGAAAAACGCAACTTTTAACATTAAGAAATTCATGTAATTCATGAATCCTTTCATGGTAATTTCTCCACCACCTATCGCTTTCCAAGTCGCGTTAAGACCTGCTTTGATTAAATTAAACGCACCAAGAACTACTGATTTAACAATCCTGAATACGGATACTAATAGCACTCCGATCTGAACAAAGACGATTCTGTTTTCTTTTACCCAGTTGAAGAATTTAAAAAACAGAGGCATAAGTTCTTTACTGAGGGGATAAAGAAGATTTGCAGAAATGACCTTTCCAGCCATCTCGAACCCTTGTGAAAGAAAAGGCATCTGCTCGCTGATAGCAGAAATGCCTTTACCCAATAGACCGACCCCTGCATTGTAAATTGCCATACCCTTGGCAACTGCAAAAGCACCAAACCCACCTCCAGCAGCACCTTCCGCTTTAGGACTTGCTATTTTTTTTTCCGGAGGTCCTTTGTTTTCCTGTCCTTTAAATTTTTTGTAAAGAGCATTCAGCTTATTTAATTTATCAACAGAGTAATTGTAAAAATCATTAATGCCGTCTTTTGGAAACTTGGAGTAATACTTTGCATAAAGTAAAAAATCACGTGCAGATAAACGTAGACGCGCGGAGGAACTACTGATCCTATCCCCAATAGTATTAAATCCTGCAGCAAATCTTTTTTGTGCGGAAACTGCTTTGTCTATATCAAAAACATAGCGTATACCTATCGTATCCATCATTTAGATTCCCTTTCCTCTCGCTCTCTTTTCTCTATTATCTTTGCAATTAGTCTTTCGTATTCAGTCCATTCCATTGAATAGATTTCAGATTTGGAAATAGTTCCCTTTGTCTCATCTACAATTGCAAAATACTCCTCTAACAATACGTCTTCGCTAAAATCAATATACTGTAAATTACGTAAAATATGATCCCAGCTTATTTCCTTTTTCCTGTATGAGTGCTCCCCGGATTTGGCCGGAGAGCGTAGACGAAAAAATTTTCAAAAGGTAAATCAAAATCATATTCGTTTCTACAATGTTCGCATACCATTTCAGCAGACTTAATTCCATATTCATATAATTGCTCATATATTTTATCGTAATAAGATATATGACTAAACCGGAATAGACGATCAGGTCTATGAGCAAATTTATTCTTTATATCTTTTACATCCTCAATCTCATGGTCTGGCCCACTCCATTTAAAATCACAGTCAGTTAAAAGTTCAAAATAAAGTAGGTCGTTTACCTCTTTTGGAGTTTTTGCAGTTTTAATAACCTTTGTCATGTCCTCGATAGTATGCGGACGAAACGTCATAGATGTGATTTCTAAAATGTCTCCTCCCTCTTTCCCGAATTTATGAAATGTTAAACATTTCTTTCTACGCTCAAAATCATCTTGATTTTCGCCACCAAAGGGCTCGACAAACATATCGTGACTTTCTTTTTCACTCATCGTTTCGATTTTAAAATTCACATCACTACCAGAAAATACGTTAACATCAAACCGGTCTAATGATATGCGGTTGTCATCCTCTCCTTGGCGGGTGTGGAAATTTTCTTTTCCGCACACAGTACAATAAGAGCTTCCGTCAAAATGTCGCGCAATCTTTGACGCGTTGTTAAAAGCTTGTGTAGTGATGTATTCCGAAGAACGGAATGGTATTTTTTTTACATCATCTCCTAATGGTTTGTCATCTACATAAACTACATCCTTTAGAATTACAGTAGTGGCTTGTATGATTCTTTTAGCAATTGCCTCTGAACGAGCGCGCGTGATTGCATCCGGACTTGGAGCTTTAACATCAACAGAATCAATTGATCCAAAAGGGATCGGTAATTTAACAATCATATTATATTGTCCTAATTGCAAGTCGCTTCGGAAGAATTTCCGCAACGATTTTACCAGCAACAGGTGCAGCTTTCTCTCCACCTGGATACATCAAACTTGCGAGTTGGCATTTACCAAGGTCCCACTCTGCAACAATACAATTCGGATTAAAAGGATCTGCAGTTGCATCTGTCTCTATAATCGTAACTTGTCTGTCGTCTTTTGCGTCTCTCCAAATCTGCAGATAATGGTGTGCTGAATCCGCCGCTTTTGTTTTATTAAACTCAAATTCAAGCGGCTCAAGTTTTATCATCCCGGTCTGAATATTAAAAATATATTTCTCGTCGTTTGCTACTTCCGTTTTTTGTACGTCTTGTTTAAAGTCCGGCCACTTGATACAATCTTTAAGTAAAACCCCGTTTACAAAAACAAACTTATGTGATGCGTAATATGTTTCCTGGGCCATGACTATCCTCTGTTCCTAAATATTTTTACAGCCGTATAGGCTTTGATGTTAAGCGACCTTCGGAGGGAATACGGAACCCATTCTACCCAGATGTCTGCATCACCTTGATCAAACTGTGTTGGCGGATTATTAAATCTATCCGCTCTCGCTCCAACAACATCGTTCCATTTTAATGGATTTCCGTTTTCATCCGTGTTTCTAAAAGCGCCCGTCTCCTCATCCACACAATAAGGTGAGTAATTACCCTCGTACAAAGGTTTTAAAACTTCGTGTTCGATTCTCAACGCATCCCTTTGCAAAAGTTTAAATTGATTGGGAGTATTTTCCGTTTTTTGTAAGTTTTGTTCGCATGTGAATTTGATTAGTTGATTGATTGCATGGATGTGACCATCTCTGACTAACGCATCTTCCGCCGGTGTTCTAAAGTTTCTTAAAACGATCCCATAACCAGAGACGTTGTTAACGATATTAATACCGGATGCGTATAACTCAGTCCGAATCGTATCATCCCAAGAATCCTCTTGTCTTACGATTGGCCCACTTACATATCCGGACATTGTAAAACGTTTTTCCGCTGGCGCCCTATGAATACATCCAGAGTAAATAACTTTAATCCAGGTTCCAAGCACTCCTCCTATAACCGGTATTAATGCAACTGGATCAGATCCATCTCCTACGGGATCAGGAACGTATCTCCAGCCGTAAGTTAATAACGTCTGTACCCATCCTTCACGTTTGATAAAGTCTTGTCCCCAATCTCTGAGTGATTGCCAATCAGATCCAAAGTCCTGAATAGGCCCTAAATATATTGGATGGTCATTTCTATTTGCACACCAAGTTTCAAATGATTGGTGCACTGTCTTGGATGTGCTTTCGCAATTTAATACTGCAAATGTATTTTTTTGCGGGAAGTAAGATTGTAATCCCGTCCAGTCGGATACGGATGCAGGAGCAGAACCATCAGAACCATTTGATAAAAACAAGTATTGTCCGTCTGGAGTTGGCACTGGAAATTTTTTCCAAAATTGTGCGGTTGAAGATTGATCTACTGCTTTAAACAACGGATGCGTCTTGAATATTACAGGAGCGTAATCCTCTGATTCCGGTTCCATTGATAACCAACGATCATTAAACCCTATTTGTTGTTTAATAATCAATCCTCTGTAATCTTTTCTCACTGCTGTGATCTTAAACCCTAACACCTCAACCTTGTCACCTGTGGTTAAAATCGGAAGAGTCGAGTCCGGAATTCCGGTTACAGTTTTTGCGTTCTCATCAATCGATAAAATCTTAAATCCATAAACATTGTTAGAATGAGTGATTTTAAGAATTGATCCTCTCTTTACATTGACCACAGAACTCAGTGGTATAGTAGTTGCAGCAGTAGAGTTTAAAGGATTTGATCCGATTGATGTAGAGCTAATTACTCCATGATCCACCCTTGATCCAGACGAGTTCCCCCAGACGCCATAAGAGTCGTTATCTCTGTAGCTATCCTTTAAAATCAAAGTAGGTAAAGGAGATGTCGCACCATCGTTTAATGTGGTAGCTGCTTGTATTGCTCCAATACCTTTAAACGATTTTAGTTTAAACAGAATTGAGTAAGGTTGAGCCTTACGAATCGCATCATCCAAAACATACCAAGAGAGTTTTCCTTGCTGTGCTGTGCCTATAACGTAATCGCGGTCTATCTCTCCGTTTAATTCGATTACGTTATCAAAAATACGTGGGAAACGTCCGAATGCTTCGACAACATTCATTTCGGACGGAAGCATCTGGTCACCTGATATAGGTTGACCGGTTGTTGCGTGGACGCCTAGTGTTCTTATATTTGCCATATTTTATTTCCTTAATGCGATAAATTTTCCGGATTCGATTCCGGCTTTAATTGTAGCAGCTTCAAGTAAACTTTCTGGAATTTCGTTATCACCTTGGGATAGATAAAACAATAAACCGCTACCATGCTCGATTTCCACAACCGCACCTGTAAGATTGCGAAGAACCGTAACTTTTAATTTGGACTCTGCACCGGAATCGAATTTATTTGATAATTCAGATTCGTTTTTATTTCCGTTTCCCATTCGTTATATACTCCTAATTCTATTTCGCACGGTAGTTGTAATTCACCGTCATCTTCTTCAAATTTTATTATAGCGACTTGACCAAAACTTATCAGAACTCTTCTTCCGTTTACCCAGATAGGATGGTCGTTCCCTTCAAACTGTTGGAATACTTTTGATAAGTACCCAAGGTTTTCGTAATTTTTGTAAAGCCCATATATTACAGGTTTAAACCGCAAAATTCCTTCCGATCGTCTGATGTAATAATTTGCATCCGTATCTCTACAAATGATTTCATCAGATACAAAAGATCTCTCAGGCACTCTTTCGAATTCATATCCTCCATGTAATCCTATACCAGGTCGTACTGATTCAATAGACACCGGGTTTGGTAAAACCGGTATTACTTGGAATACCGGTGTATTCACGGCGTCCGACCTTATCACTGGGCCATCAAATAAATCGGTAAAAGTCAATTCAAAGTTTTTACCCGTTGGTTTTTTTTCTCTGATATGATGCGTCTCTCCGTTAAACTCAATGGCTGTGTATCTCTCGACTAAACATATGTCCGCAAACCGAATTGATGTATCTCCTACTCTTACTGTAGCAGTTCCGACCATTTGTTTTGGTAAATGGTTAATTGGTTTTTGGATTAACGGGATCATTGCAGCATATATATCTGCTGGATAATCGTTTGTGTACGCTATGAGATCGGTTATAATAAGCCGAATAAGGCCAGTTGTTGAAAACTCAATTCTATCAATTGTTTCGAATGGATTGATAAATCGATATGTTGTATATTTTTGTTGGACTTCGAAGGCAAACGTCCTTTTGTTTCCGTTACTATATACAGTAAACGTCATATTTGGATTTTGGTATAAAACAAGGCCAATCGTAAAAGAGATCCATTTTGCTTCGTTTACTTGTATTTGATTAAAATCTTTACTTAAGATCGCACCCGCCGGCAATTCTACTTGTATCTGTCCTGGTATATAAGAGGCCCTACATTCTTCATAATCCACACCTGTGAGCGAATAAGGTTCATTTGTATTTTGCAACTGGACAGTCCAACCAGATGGGTTTTGCATTTTATCTATTTGCACTTTCATTTTGTTGGGCGCATTAATTGTTTTAATCTGTTTATCATTGCCTTATTGATCTCTTGGCGTATCTGAGATCTGATATATCGATTGTATGCCCTTTGGAACGGTCTTCTTGCTGGAATTACAAGTTGCAATGTAGTGCTTTTTAAAAAAATCCCGATCGATGAAAAATAATTCCTCATCTTCTCGGTTACTGGGATGACCGCACCCCACTCCTGAATTCTCCAAACCCGTTTCCAGGATATTCTAGAGATTTTGCCAAACTTAGATTTTGATACTGCATATCTAGAATTTGGTCTTAACATAAAGGCTTTCCCATCTGGAACAATTTCCAAAGAATCCAGCATCTTTTTATCTCCGACAAAAGGGGAGATAGGTTTTGAATTTTGATTCAATGCTTTTCTAATATTCATAGTCATCGGCGATAATCTTGAATATCCCAGGTTGTTCTTTCTGACTCCAGATACTACAATCCCTTTGATTGCCTCTAAATGTTCCCGTGATCCATCACGTAACGTTGTCATTGTTAAATATGGTAGTTCCTGGAATTTCTTTTTGTATTTTTCGTACTGTTGTTTATTTTTAAATCCGAGGTCTATATACATAAGATCAAACCTCGACGCATCCAATAACAACGTAACGATACCCGTTTGCAAGAGTTCCGTAATATTTTGCTGTATCTACTTCAAAGTATTTTTGGAATGTTCCAAAGTTTACATAAATTCTTGATCTACAAATATCCGGTGGATTGGCTGATACTTTTTCCATAAAGTCCTGTGCAGAAAAATAAAAAATAGCTTGGATGGATTCTGAAAAACCTACCCTATCTCTTTGTTTTGGTCCCGCGTTAAGTTGTATTGGAAAAGCTTTTATCTCTACATTCTTTCCGGCTGGTCTTTTTTTAATATCACCGTTTATTCCTCTGACTATATCTGATTCTTTAAGGTTTTCGAATATAACGGTTTGGCCTATTGTGTTGTTGCGAATTGTTTTTTCCGTTCTTCTTCTTGCTATTCTACTAAAATTCATTTTTACGATCCTGATGTACTTGAGATATACCCAGACATTAACCCGATCGCTAGGGATTTGTATGCTTTTATGTCTTTGCCCACATCCATAGACTGAGAAAACCCGTCAATTGAGAACGTATTAGGCACTGCATTACGGGATTGCTCATCTATCAAAATCGCTGCACTTGCCATATATTCGATTGCCAAAAGTAAATCTTGAGGCATATCAATATCATCATAACCAATTGTTCCGCTTATTTGGATGCTTGTATTTTTTGGGAATGTTCTCATGGGCAAATTTGTCCTAACATAAGAAGTGGATTTAATTTTTAGTATTCCACGATTTAACGCATAGTCTTGATCAATATCTGCAACGGATACAATTGGATAATATCCCGGTGTATATGTTGGTATTATCGCTTTTATTGATTCGATTGATCTGTATTTTTTTCTTTGTAATATAATTTGATTTGTGCCCGTAGATGATCTGTATTCCGTAAATTCTTCAACGCGAAACATCGGAATCATTGTAAATGTCTCTGCTTGTCGTATGGCTATCTTTATGTAAGAGTCCAGCAAAGTAGCATCAATAGAATAAAAGATTGCTCTACCTCTTTGTCCATTTTGCTGATATACATCGGATATGGTTATTGTGTAAGACGACTGATCAACGCTTTCGACAAATCTAAATCCCGAACTCTCGCATTCTGCAATATACACCAAGAGTCCGGGATATACTTTTTCTATCTCCGTATTTGGATCCAACGTAACAACAAATTGGCCATTTAAAGGAGCGATTCCCGTAATGTCCGCTGGGAGAATGTTGATTGGATCCAAAATGTCAAGACCATGTTTATAGAGTCTTGACAATGTTTTAAGAGATAGTCGCTCTTTGTTAGTCAGCATCTACTTCATCTTTTTTGAATAAAGCGAAACCAGAACTTGCAAGTTGTTCTGCAACTTTACGATCGTCTGTTTCGACAATATTTTCCTTGAACTCAATTATCTTATTTCCCTCCGACGTTGATACACCAACCGATCCCGTGACTTTGTTGTCGTCACGGGCACCAGGAATTTTGAAATACCAAAGAACGGTTTTCTTTTGTGGAAGATTTGTGATCTCATCGTAAACGCGTGCATACTCAGACAAATCTTTCCAGCCTTCGCGACGAACGAGATAATCTAAAACCTCCTTCGCTTCGGGATAGACGATGCCACCATCTAATTCTAGGACTGTCGGGTTGTCTGTATTCGGATACGGAATAAATACTGTGCCACTTGTTAGGGTTGGATGTTTTGCACGAAATTTATCTTCTCCAGAGCGAATGACTTTTTGATTTTTTTGGTCCGGTTCACTCGGAACCGGAATAGTAAAATCATTTTCCGTAGATTGATCAATGGTTTCTGTAACTGATTCTACTGACTCGTTGGAGTCAGTAGAATTGCTTGAATTTTGGTTAACGATTTTACCCATTACTGGCTCCTGAGATTCCGGATTATCGCAGAGGTTCTGTCGAATCGATTTACAGGAGCACCGTAGGAGACCATTAGGATTTCCTGATAATCTCCTCTTGGAGTAATCTCTTTTATCGTCGCAAATCCGGAATCTTTATTCGGAGAATCATCCAAATATTTGTAAGACCCAAGCCCTTGATCTTCGTCCAAATCCCAAAGCAGAACCGTTTCGGGATTAACGCCTTGATATGCTTTCGGGGGAGTATCCTCCTGCATTCTACCGTAGACCCCTTGCGAAGGAATCCCAGAAGCGTCAGCGGTTATCGTACGGACGTCTACTGAAGATGTGAAATCTAAAAAATCACCACTAGTATTGAGGATGTGACCCGGAGCCACCGCAACTTTTTTATACGAACCAGCTGCACCAGTAGTTGACGCATAAACGTAATACCAAAGAGCATCTGCATCTTTAGAAAAAGATAATGTTGCTTTTTGTGTAGTTCCTCCATTGTTTAGATTAACGATTATAGGTGCAGACGCCATTGTTTCGCCAACAAAAGACGCAGATTCGTCTAAACGTCTAATCAGTTTAGTTACAACAAAGTAAATTGTCCCATTGGAGAGATTGCCCCCAGAGGCACTTGCATTTGCCGCTACAGCTCCCATTGTATCCACGTTCGGATTGCTGTAACCACCACCCATCAACGTTGTCGCACAAATAGGCAATCCAAGAAGTGTTTTTGGCCACAATCCAATATGCGTTTCGAATGGTCTTTCACCACTAGGAGATTGGTCGACTGATTGAGTTAATCGAACTCTGTCAAATGCAAATCCAGTCAAATACCCAGCCATTTCTGGACTCATCACCCAAACTCTTCTATGTCCCTCTCCACCGTTACGCATTGATCTAGTATAAACTTCTTGGAATATATCAATCTCGCCCGGAAGCGTTGGATTGCCACTAATAGATCTATCGATACGGTTCGTCTGAATGCTTACATCTAATGAGTTTTCCCATGCGCCGATAGTTCGGTCTGTCGGGCTTCCGAGAATTGGATTATCATACAAAATTCCTAAAGCGAAATCTAGTGAGAACGCAGTCACTTCCGCAGTCCATTGCCGAATCGCTAGATCAATGTAATCCTTAGAGGCTTTTTTACCGAGATCCCAAACGCGGAAACGAGATTTTTTGGCCTTAATAAGAGCTTCCGCATTATCGAACTTAGACGCGCGAATTTGGCCATCGCTCATTTCACCACCAAACGAACCTGGATTTCGTAAAGAAGTCAATTTTGGATAAACATATTTCGTTGATCCGATAATCCCCTCAGATTCAAACGGAGACACTGCTACGAGTTGGTTGATCGGATTCATAAACTGAATCATGTTCGTCAGCTTTTTACTAAATGCTGGTGCGATTAGTGATGGGTTATCAGATGCCCCTGTTCCCTGTGCAGATTTTACAATCTGCTGGACTGCATCATGCAAATTCTTTTTTATTTCATCGATTGTCATTACTTTACACCTTTAAGATTTCTTAATGCTTCGTTAAAGTCTTTCATTGCTGAGGACTTCGTAACTAATTCACCCTTTTGCTTTCCGCCCTGAAATGATTCATTCAAAGTTTCAGCAATTTTCTCATTACCAAGTTGCGCTCCATTGCCTTGGGTTTGAGATTTTTTAACCGTTTCCGTAATAGATTTTCCAATTGCAATTTCTGAAAAACCTTCAGCCATCGCTTTCAGCAAATTATTTGTTTCGTTTAACGATTTCTTAATGTCTTCTACCTCTGACATGACTGCGTAGTTCGGATTTGATGCTTTACGAATTTCTGAAATCATTTCCGATTTCTTTTTTTCGGATAACGGAAGTTTTTTGATTTGAGCGATCGCCTTACTCACTTCGTTAAGAGATCCAACCTCTGAATCTTCCATCGTTCCGGCATCTTTGTTCGCCTTCTTGTTTGCGTCTTCGTCCGCATCTGACTCAGGAGGCTTGTCATCGTCTTCCTTGTTTGCCTTTTGAGCAGTGCCTTGCATCCCTTGGATAGCAGCAAGAATAGCTTCCAATGATTGCGATATTTGATTTAATGCGTCTGCGTTTTGGCCAGAAGGATTGCCTTCACCACCTGCAGGAGCATCTTCTTTTTCCTCTTGGTTCGAATCTTCTGTAGAATCGTTTGCCATTTTTTCTCCTGTGGCAGATTCAACATCTGCCGATTTTTGATTATCATCATCCGGAAATTCGTAATTATATTTCTCGAATAAGTCCATAGTTAGTTGTTTGTATTCATCAAACAAATTTGATATTCTCTCTCTTTTTTGATCTGTCGAATCTTTGGATTCGATTATATCTCTAAACCTGTCCCTAAACACATAGTCGATTCTAAGATTTTCATCATACAAATCACGGGTCTGTTGATCTTGCACAACAGCATCTTGTAATTCGCCTTTTTTGATAAATTGGGTAAGCGCTTTTTCGACGGTAAGAAAGTCATTTTGCGGATATGCGCCTTTTGTTACTGCTGCAACCGCATCCAGCTCGATCCAGTCTATCACTATACCATTACTTGTTTTTAATACATCTTCTTCTCTCATCAAACCCTGGATCGAAAATTGAGAGATGCGTGTTGGTTTGCTGTAAGCGCCCTCGCCTCGAACCATCATCCAAAACTGATTTGCTTTTTCGACTATGGTCTTTGAAAATTCTGGATTATCTTCTAAATCGTATTTATCAAATAAACGGAATTGAGTTTTCCATTCCCCATCTTGATCAATAGCAGATTTATCTAATATACCAATTTGATTTTCGATGAGGTTGTCTGTGTGTGGATGTACTAAGAGGATTGTTTTATCTAGTGATTGCTGCTGGAAACCTTTGATACATTTTTCGCTCATCGCATCCTTGTGAGCGTCTTTCTTTGGCCCGGAACTTGTGCCAACTAGATACCGTCTTTCTCTTCCAGAAGCATCTTTTTTGATTGTAGTACAATTTGCGATTGGATCACGACGTGGATGTAACGCTTTCCGCGTTACTGCTGATGCGGGTAGTATATCAAACTGTATCTTATATACTTGTGGTGTTGTAGCCGTTGGCATGTAAAATAATTCCCGTGCCGAGGCTAATCAGATACGGTTTTAAAATGCAACTAAAATTTTTATGTCTTATGAATTTATTTTTAAGAGAGTCGGAAAAAAGTGTCTACTTTTATGTTACTAGGGAGCGATTCAAAAAACGTTAAATCTTTTTCCTAAATACAACTCCCCCAATTTTTATAACTGGGGGAGCATGCCTTTTGTACGTATCAAAGATATGATCTTTTATATCTTTAGGCTCGGTAGAATTAAGAGTTTTCTTTTTGCGTTTGATTGAATATCTGATCTCACAACTACAGTTAATCACTTCACTCGGTGGCAAAGCATAATCATGAGGGCCGTCTGCAAAATGCGTTTTCCCCTCCGCACTTTTTACTAAAAATTTTTGATCTAATTCTATGGGCCTAGATTTAGCGAGGCTTACATGTGGGCTTCTTGCGTGTTTTGACAACGTCCCGTTATGCACCCATGATTTTAAAATCGTACACTCGTCTCCAAGTTCTGCATTTGCCATCTGCATATATTCCCGCCGTGCGTTGTTTACGACGGATCGTGTTTCTGTTACCGCAATCGCGTGTAAGTTTTTCGGAATGCCGTAAGGGGGAGAGTTTTTGGTATAGCCATCAAAGTAATCACGGAGACCAGTTTCTACTTTGCGCGAAATATCCTTACGGATTGTACCGGCCTGTGTTTGTACTGGATTTTCTGTGAGAACGTTTTTTATGACTTTGCGAATCTCTTCCCGCCTCGTAATAGACATGAGTTTAGAATTATCAGCGGCTTTGATCAAAGTGGATGATCTTTTTAATGCGTAATCAATGTCCGGAATCTTAAGTGTTTTAGTATCAGTTCCTTTTGGCAAAATCTTGTTTAAATTATTATGTAACCGATCTTGATCTGATTTTAAAACGGATTGCGAAATCTTTTTTTGATTCTCAACTATAATCTTGTGTATCAATTCTTGGTAATTGTCACCAGACCAATTATCTTTGTAATTTGTTTTAAGTCTTGCCCAATCAATGGCATTTGCACCGACAGCACGCTTCTCAACAATTTGCACTGATGAGGATAGGTTGTCTTTGAATAATTTATCCAGTTCGGATTCGAATTTTGTAAAAGACCAACTTTCTCGGATTGATGTTCTGAGAATTTTTAAGGACTCATCTTGCATGACCAAAAAAATAGTTCGAAGTTCAGTCACCAATCTTCTGGTTAGATTTATAAATTCCTTACTCTGTAATATCGGTTGATATAATGGCATAGGCTTACGACAATTACTCTGTTATCGCACCTTTAATTGCGTTATTGCCTTCATGAGATCATTATTGTCCGGTGGTAACGACACGGGAGTAATTTGATTGTCCTCTGGGTTTGCTGTTGGATCGATTCCTAAAACATGCTCTCTGATCTCATTAACCGAAATCGATCCAGAATCTTTTGCAATCTTTGCCTTTGTGTATTTGTCTATATCCGAATCAACAGACATAAATTTAAAGTTCCAAAGTATTTCGCGGCCTTTTAAATCCTTCCGAATTCCCCATCGACTTGGTAAGACTTCGAACGTTAGGACTTCTTCAATCGATTTTGCAATTGGCTTTATCGATTGCCGATTGTAAAGTTCTTGTTGCGCCTCGGCTCCTGCTTTTGCAATCATTCCACCCGTATCCGTTTCACCCATTTCGTTTTGGGTTGCTCCGAATACTCTTGCTATAATTTTTTTTATTACCTCTTCTCTTGCTTGATGATCTGCAATAGTATTCTCTTTAGATAAATTAAAAAGTTTTGCATCTGATCCAGTTTGTTTTAATATTCTAACGGCCTTGTCTTTTTGTTTTTCGTTTAAAATTGCCTCTTGTCTTTCTAATTCCACAGAATCTGTTTTTGTAAAATCATCTAAATTGTCAGTTAGCTCCATCTTTGCATCTACAACAAAGATGACATACTCAGGCGGCTTTTCGTTGTTTGCATGATCGGCCATGTATGATGCAAAATTAAAATTTTCTTGGATTTGGTATATAACCGCATCCAAAGGTTTTAATCCATACACAACTGCAGAGTTAGGGAGATAGTAAGACATTGATAAATCGGTTGGATTAAAAAACTTAGGAATTTGTTGGCCATATCCCGACATCCCGTACATTAACTGGACGTAAAACTCAGTTTGTCCTACGATCTCACTTGGGATTGGATACACAGATCCGCCTGGTAAAACCCAAAGGCCGTCAAAATATTCATTTGGGTTTTGAATAGCAGCCCGTCCATGGATAAGCATGTCCTGCACATACTGCAAAAGAAAATCTTGGAATCCTTGTACATTTGCAGTTACAAATTCTCCTCCATCATTTATCTCAAATCTTTTTGTAATTTGTAACCAGTCTTCGATTTGGCTAGCACTTGCGTTAGTCTCTCTCTTAATTCTTCTACTCCAAAAACGTAAAGCAGAATCAAAATTTGATAAATCTGTCTTTAACTCAAAGAGCCCTAAATGTTCTCTTATTTTTTTTGCATACATATCACGTTTTATTTTAGAGTACGTATTTGTATCGTAATCATCAATTTGATCAAATTTCCACTTTAGCTCTTTAAGATCTTCTGCAATTTCATCCTCAATATTGCGTGATGGAATGATTTTATAATCCATCCCAGAGATAATTTGAGATCGTTGAGAGACGATGGAAAAAACATTATAATTAAGTTTAAAAATATCAAGACATTGCCAAGGGTCGAGAGTAAACCAGTTGTTTAATCCTCTGACTTTTGCTTCCTTCCACGTCCCATCCTTTGCCTGTGCTAAACGTGATGAGAACGATTCGGGTGAATAGATTGCCCAACCTTGCCCAGCTGCAAGAGGTTTATTACTCTGTTTGTTCTTTGATTCCATCTCTTGTCTCTTCGCTTCTGCCGTCCTGACGATATTTTGCCCATTGAGTATTTTTATAAATTTTTACGGGCTTAGTGATGATTGTATGTTTTGGTATTCGGTCGGTTTCTGATTTGCTCATAATTTTATACGATCTGGCTCACCCATCTTCTTACGATTGTAAAGCCAAATTTTGCGCGCTTGTTGAAAATATACAATAGTATGGTAATAGTGATCATCGCTTGACCCTTCGTCCCAAACATAGCAATCTCGAATTGCGTCATACTTACGTATAGGCGCCTGTAACATTTGGTAAAAGGTCTCGTCATCGTGCTTATCTATACCAATGGGTAAACGTGCAGACTTACGAGTTAACCAAGATTTAACAAAATCCATTTCGTACGTCCTATTAACAGATATTCGTCTCTCTGCTAAATGTACAATCTCCTTGGTTTGTGTTGACGTGGCACCTTTTGCGTAATCCACGCTCCATAACCAGTTATATTTTTGTTTTAGTCTCCGTACTAGTTCCAACTCTGGACCCGCATCGATTGCCCCGGATTGAACATTGTATTGCGCGATGACATCGTGCAGGCCCTCCTCGCTACGGGTCCACCCTGCACAAACTAAATCCCAACGCTCATGTTCAAAATTTTGATACCATATTGTATAATGTATTCTAGATCCAGGATCTATACCTATTAAGCATGGGCCCTTATGTGTGTTAGGGAATTTATAAGTAGGATCAACGTTAGAATTTAAAATCTCTTCTGTGACTTGTGTCCCTACGGTTGTATATGTTAATCCAAAAGCTCCGTTATATACCCGTTGCATTGCATCAGGATCCGCAAGACCCTCTTGATAATGCTCAACGATTTCGGCCATCGACACTTGCGTTGAGAATAGTTTTGATATATGGTATCCGAGTATTCTCCCCGTGGCTGTTGGTGTCCAGTAACCAGGAGATTTACGATCAAAGGGCCGGTGGCATTTATCACAAATCAATCTAGGCTCTTTACCCCATTCCCAATCTGGATCAATGGGGATACCTGACTCTTTATGGAGCAAGTGCTTGAACGGATCTGGGTGTATTTCGTGCGAGCAACCATGCTTGATCGTCCAAAGTCGCTTGTCGGAATGTTTATGTTTTGTTGATATACCACGGCCGTTATGTGTGGGGTTGCCTATCCATCTTTGGATTCTATATTCTGAGTTTGATAGACGTTCAGCGGTCATTCCTATATTTTTTTGATCGCATGTGTCCATTTCTTCGATTGTTGCTACGTCTGCAGTGACTGAAGTAAATCCAGATTCGGAGTTCGAACCTACAAATACAAGATTGGTCCCTGCATAGATTTTCATGTATTTGTTATCTGTAATTTTCGATTCCGATTTTTTGATTTTATCTTGATAGTAAGGAACGTAAGAAATTGATTTCTCAAGTTTACCAGATAAGAATTTATTCCTATCTGGTTCCGTCGGAAACACTGTAAATTGTGCAAGTCCGAATTCGGCCATTGCCAACTGCGTAACAATGTTCCATTCCGTAATCCCGCATTGAGTTGATTTTATTATTGCAACATCTTGATCCCAAGCTTCGTTATATAGCTCCCACTGGAAACTACCTGGCTCGATTGTAAGTTTTTGATTACGTTCGTTGCGGTGAATTGTCTTCGCCAGTATCAATGCTGGTGATAGATTCTTTTTTTCGTGGTAACTCAGTATGTCCCTCTCTCGCCAGTTGCACCAAATCTATACTAGTGTTCACATCGATTTTTTGCGGTTCGTAGGCTCCTGTTATTTTACAAAATATATCAAGATATTTTGGCCCTGCATTTGCGGCCTTAACGTTTGACATTGCTCGATTATATCCAACCGTCGCCATATGTATCGCTCTCGCTACATTGTTCTCCCGATCTCTATCTGTAATGTTACGTATATTTTTGAGTGCGCGTGCTTTATATCTTTTACTTTGTCGGGCGTTTATATTAAAATTTTCGGCACAATAATGCACTATATCCTTTTCCAGGCCCGAAAGGAGCAGATTTTCGATTATTTTTATCCTACGCTCTACTTCTGTGCGTGTTGACTTATATCCTCCTGATTTTGATCTCTTGATTCTATTGTCTTGGGTAGGTGCTGGACCTTGTTTGAGATTTTTGGTAGACTTTTGTTTTGATTTCATGCAGGAATCCTTTCTCCGTCAAGATACCACTCTACAATCTTCAAGGCTTGCTCCTCTCCTTGTGCAAACCGTGCGCAATAGTTTCTTTTGCTAAGTTTCTTGTGTGTTACGTCTCTACACGATAACTCATGAGTAGTAAATAGCGTACGGTGTCCTGCTCGGAAGATTTTTTGTTCTTTTAAAACAATAGAGAGAATGAGCGCGCCAAATCCTCTCCGTTGCTCTAAAATCATCAGGACATCTGGGCTCTGTTGATTTGCAGCTTTTGCCCAAAAGAACAAATATCCCCTAGATTTTAGTAATTCAAAAAGAGTATGTAGATGTTTTTTATTCATAACCTCTTTATATTTTTAACTACTCGCCGAAGAAATCACCGGTGAATTGTTCGACTGTCTCTTCGTGGTCTTTGACTGGATTCGCGTTTACTTTCTTAGGTCTAGGAGCTTGTTTCTTCTTTGCTACTTTTTTCTTGGGTGTAGGCTTGTGAGTGGTAGTAGCTTTCTTTTTGGGTCTTGGAGTTGTCTTCTTCTTTGGAGTAGTTTTTTTCTTAGGCGCTGCATTCTTTTTTTTATCTCTAAAGTTAAACAGCTTTAAAAATCTATCCAACAGATTTGGATTCTTTCTTTTCGGTTTTGATCTGGAAGGTCTCTTTGCTTGTTTACTAATTCCAGACGATACATTCCAGATTTTTTTGAACTGTAGTTTGTATTGTTTTCCCGCAACAACCAAAACTAAGATTGGTGTGATAATTAGCCATACAATGGTTTCTAATGTTTTTATTGTGATATTCATTTTATCCTCTAAAGTTTTTTTATTTTCGCTTATAATAACGTTTATATTTCTTCAACCAAATTTCAATTTGAGTTATTTTTTTATGTTAACAACATCAATCCTACTCTACTAATTCTAAAACTTTATCTACTTCTTCGTATATTTTGTATGATAGTTCTCTTCTTTCAGTCGGTGTTAGTAATGTGATTTCTTTATATTTTGTCATCTCTCCTATTTTATCTCGATAAAATATACCTTTTACTAAGGGTTGACCATGGCCCCAACCACTAGCCTCAAATGATACCTGTGGTCCAATTGGATAATAATACATGATCTCTATTAATACTGACTTCTCGCTCTTAAAAGTGTGCAATATAAGCTTTATATAATACTGCTCTGATAGGCTTGTCTTAACATCACTCATGATCTTGATTATCCTCTCCAAAATACTTTGTCACCACCCACCACAACGGAAGCCAAACAAAGAGCCCGATGGCGGCGAATCCCACCACGGACCAGAAAACTGTATATTCGGCCACGAGTTCAAAAAGTTCTGTTGTGCTCATTCAACATACCTCGATTTGCCTACGTTCGCGTTCTTCCTGTGTCGTATTGGCGGCGACTTGCGAAACTGATCCGCCTCATATATCCCGCTGCACCATTGCACCGTAAACAAAGATTGCAAAGAACGTGTTATATAAGACTTTCTGTTCCTCTGATACAGGAAGTGCACAGAACTCTGATTCGAGTCTATCAAGTTCAACGTCAGTAAATCCCGTTACGGTCTTCAAATCCTCTCGAAAGCTTTCCAATTCTTTTAGAGTCATACTTTCCCCTTTTAACAAGCGTAATCAAATTTAAGATAACGTTGTCTTGAATTTAGCTTAAAATAAATTGTACCATAAAAAGTATCACCGTAATCGCTTGATCGATCTATAAATGCAGTTCCGTATTTGCCATAATAGGTTCTTGATACGTCGTCAAAATTCTCTTCCTGAAGTTTCTTAGTAATACGTAAATTGCCTATGTATTTATTATTTGTAACCAAATCTGATTTCCTGAACCAGTAAACCCAATCTTGCCCTTTTATAGTAGCAAGTGCCCGTAAAATTCTTTCATCCATTCTGTCTGTCTCCATTTTTTCTAACCTCTAAAACCATGGCCTCGTCGTAAACATTCAAAGGCATATCTCTATTCAAATAAGTTCGAACTATGATAAATTCACCGATCGAAGTTCTTTTTTTTCCTATCGCTCGAATCCCCAAGTGGATAATTATTATAAGATCTTTTTTTACCATTCTACTCTCCACATGGCAAATGTCTTCCAGCCTAAACCATCCCTCATGACGTTGATTTAATATAAAAATATCATCACCAATCGAATACGGTAGTAATGACTTAACCAACAACATTCGCCTTTTGTTATGTTTTCCGATATTATAATATAACTCATCTATATCGAGAGTTATATCTAAAATTTCTTCTAGTGGATTCATTGTTTTAATGTAAATTTCCCATAAGACTCACTTCGGTTAAATAATGACTCAACATTATTGCCAGATCCTTTTTTCACGGATTGGAGCAATTCCTGCTTATCAAAATAATAACTATATGTAACGATCTCATTACTAAGCATCGCATTTACTTCAACAATAATGCCTTCATCTGTTTTGTAAAAGTGGATTGATGTATAGGTATCTTCCCGCAAATTATCGACGAGATTTTCGGGTGTGATAAGTGGCGAATAGAGAAGGTTGTATATTTGCTTAATGTGATTTGTTTTTGGTTTCTTCATACTGTTTTTCCTCTGTGATTTTTATATGTGCATCAACAAGAACCATCGCAAGCGGTCCTGTTCTAATGCCTAATATTTCCCAGCCTTCTGAATCATTCAAGCTCACGTGACCATTGTTTAAAAACGAGATATGCCAGTTTTTTTTTGCAAGCATCGGAAATATCTCTTCGCATAAAGGACTAACCCACTCCGGAAGAGATTCGAAATCGGGAAGTTCCTCCACTATTACTGCTTTTTTAGGCATTTTTATTATTCTTCCGTTATCATATGCCCAAAGTGTCATAACGTAAAATTCACCGTCGCCTTTACCTTTAGGGAGGATTTTCCATCCCAAAATATTATTGGCGATATATTCACGACGCTCTTGTGGAGTCATTTGTTCTCTATCCATACTTATTCCTCCCCTACCCTCCCACACAATATGATCCAAACATCTAACGAAACTCCCAATAAACCAAACTCAAAGAACAAACGTTTGGGAGTGGCCACTCGACTAATCCAGACCACTTGTCGGTCGATTCGTATGCGCCCTTTGTTTCTTTTACCGTCTTTCCGTCGTTTGCTATATACGCACGCGAATGCTCACGTGCTTTTGACTCGTCGCCGTTCGGCCAGATTTCAACTTTAATTACGATCACGGCTTCAATCCCTACAGGCAATGGGGAAAGGACAATTTGGATCATGGCCCGAGTCGATACAAAGTTCTATATAACGTCTAAAGGTGACTACTGCCCCCAATTTTTCCAACCAATATCGATCTTCTTCTGTTTCACCGTATCTCATAAAATCTTGCGTTGCCTCATCAATTTCGCAAACATACTGTTCGTCTGCATCAACAATCTCTAATACGTTTTCTGAAAGAAACTCCTTAACAGACTCACTAGTGCCAGCAATGAGATAACGTGCAAGTTGTCGTAAAGACGGTGACGCCCAATATTCGTAATCATTAATTAAAAACACTTTCATATCGTTCCTACTCCTTGTTCTGGCAAAAAATATCCTACAATCTCACTGCCCTCTTTGTCTGATTTTAGGCCATGGAGTGGGCAGAATTTAACTCCATTGGCCTCGATGAGTTCCGTTCCCAGATGTGGGCATCTCTTGCCATGGCACTTTTTCCCAAAGAAGCCTTTTGCCCACGATTTGTATTTCTCAAGTTCCGGTGCACGGTCCGATGGGTTTGGCCCAAGAAGACCCGTAACATTCGAACGACAAAGCTTCCTCTTAAAAATAATCCCCTGGAAAGAAAACCGTTCTCCGGAGATTATATTTTTTTGACCCGTCCACACTGGTTTGTTTGTAAATCCGGATTGAATGGAAAATTGTTCAGAATTTTCTGAAATGAACCTCGTATCAATGTGATAATGATTTTCCTTCGCTCCGAATTGTGGATCTGAATGCTCAGGGCCATTAACTGGGACAAAAACTCTTTTGCCTTTAGGTCCTATTAATTCAGCACAAGGGATTTTATAAAATTTACCTACTTCGAAGTTCATATTCCTTTCCTCTCCGTCACAACGATTCTTATATCGTCACGGATTTTTCTTTCCATCACCAAACGATAAACTTGCCTATCATCTTTATATACGATTCCATTCATCGCATCTAAAAGAATTTTCGCAATTGCATCAATATCAAGACGTTCATAAGGTGTATGAATTTCCACAGAGCATTCGTTCAAGATTACTGGACCACATAAGCATTGTGATCTAAAATCATATTGTAATCCTTCTTTAACAGATCTATAATCATTTGATAATATTAACTTTTTTTTATTCTTTGAAAGGCCGTATCTTCTATTTACGGATACCGGTTTTATTTTTGTCTTAAGCTCGACAGTCATTCCAGCGACCCCGTTTCCGAAAATTTTCCTCTTTGATTTTTTGCGACAATCATCGACTTACGCAACCTCTCTACTCTGTTTGTTTCTTCTCATGCTCTCCATGGCTTCGCTTAACAAACTTCCTTGTTCGTCGTCTTCAACCGCCGTCTTCTTCCAATCAAGCCTTACTCCCAACGCGTCACTAACGTAGACTCTCTCCGGTTTGTCTTTGAGCCGTTTGAACTGTGTCACGAATTCCTCTGTCGTTACCCAGCGACGTCTGTGATCTGAATACCTCGTGACCTGATAACACCCCGGGTGCTCTGCTGTTTGCCCCAGGCAACGAGACGCAAAACACAGCTCACCCGTTTTACGCGACTCGACACGATAGAACCGTTCTTCTGTAAACAGCCCGCGATCTTCGATACGCACGTTAGGCACTACAGTAGGTTTCTCCACAGCCTTCTTTACGCCCTCGTCAAACGCGGAAAGGAATTGATCTAGTGTGACTTCGGGTTGTGGTCTCATTTTTTTTCGAACTCAATCACCCAAACCCAAGGGTTTTGTTTCCAAGATCCTAGGCTGTTAATAGATTCCCAAAGAACTTCAAATAGTTGTTTGCCAGTTAAACTTTCGTCCGCGTCTGGAATATCTCGCATGAATTCAATCCCCTCAGCCTCTGTGTCGGACTCTGATATATCTTGCAACCTCTCCACTCGAATATTCTTTATTTCTAATGTTATTCGAGATGCCTCTCGGGGCATGTGGATCGACGGTTTCCAATGACTTTTTTCCGTCGGAAACCCGCCATAATCTGTCCATTCCCACCAGCCGTCGTCTGCTCGATAAATATAAACTGTGTCTTCATCAACCCTCTTATGAAAACGCCCAGGCCAGTTTTCAAGATTACTTACGTTTTGAGTTCTTCCAAATGTTTCTCTCACCCAAAGGTGATCGCCTGCAAGGCCGAGGGGGCATTTAACCCAAATACTTTGCTCTATGTTTTTGTTGACGAAGAGAACAAAAAACTTGTCGGTCAGGGTGATTGCGCTATTCGAAGTGGTAACAAACTCCCAGTTATCTGGATCTTTATTAATCTCCCTCAGTCCATTTAACCTTCGTGTTTGCGTTTTGTTTCCGTCCAAAATAGCTCGGACCATGTTGCTGGAAAACAAGATTGGCCGTTCTTTGAACAATATCCACGGTTTCAAATTATTTATCCCAACTAAGTTCATTTCGTATTTCTGCAATTCGTTCAGCGATCGCCTTTTCAATTTCGCCAGGATTCGTAAGCGATTGTTCTAATGATTCCGCTACGTATCCTTCGACTTCTTTAAAATCATCAGGGTATCCGCCCTCGAGATACTGCATTATAGATTTCTTATATGCTTCTCTTGCTTGAAGCATGAATGCAAGGCTTGGAACCGCATTGTCAATGTAATTGCCTGGAATCTCAGGTGACTCGAATTCAAAATTTATTGTTATTGTTATAGATTCACTCATATTGTTCTATCCTCGCTAATCTGGCACGTTCACTTTTCATTTTCTCATAGATCTCAGTCACGAGCGCTAACGTTGCTCCTCGTCTTGCAAAAATCTCGTATGTTCGCTCGATTCTATATCCACTGTTAAGATGCCAACGGATTGACGCTCCCAATTGTTCGTTCGTCATGCTGCTGTTGGCCGTTTGAACTTGCATGGCTCCCCTTTGTCTTGTTTAGATTTTTTGAATGTTTCGTAAAATGATTTCGCATATGTAATTTTAGGGTTTGTCGAATTTGAATCGTAATACTCCTCCGGTGATTTTGCACTTAGGATAAACTGTTTTGTTGTCGGTGATATTTTTTGTGCCTGAATATAATCCTCGAAGTATTCAAAATCTGGTTGGTGATTAGTTTGTGTTAGTCGTTCCGAGGATGGCAACTTTAGCGCGACTATAGTTGATTGTATTTTTTCGTAATAAGATTTTGCAGATGCAATTGTGATCGGAATCGGTTTCCAAAATTTAAGATCGTCTTTGAATTCCTTAGACTCTTTGATCCGTATAAGATTAGATACAACTTCTATAATCTTATCAGCCGAAAGACCAGAAGTCATAAACCAATTTAAAGCGGAAGTTTCTTTTCCAACAGTATGAACGTATTCGATATTCCTTGAAGCGAGAAGCTCTTTTGTTTTTTCGTAAACGTTTACAAATGTAATAGTTTCAGAAGAAACCTCTTTTTCTTTCTTTGTACTATCTAGTTTATTATCCCCTTTAATATCTGCTCCATAATTTGTGGAGTGCATGCACTCTATATTTTGTGGACCCCACTCTACTTTTTGTGGGGGGTCTTCCACATTTTGTGGACCCGGGTCTATATTTTGTGGAGTGGGTTTGATGATTCGAACGTTAGAAAAAATAAACCGACTTGTCCCGTTTTTTGTTTTTAAAAGCCTGACTGTTATCGCACCCTTTTTTGCTAACCTTGAGATAGAGGCCGAAATGGCTTTTTCAGCTTTCGTTTTTTCCGCCAAAAGTTTTTCAGAATCTTTTTCGTACGGGTTATACCTCTCTAATAGTCTCGCAAAATAATCGTTAGTTGCAGTACACCCTTCCTTCCGATTACTAAGATTGTGAATCAGCGAAAAAATTATTTTCTCTCCGTCTGTCAGTCCGAATCCGTTAACAACATTAAAATCAACAACAGCATAAGAAGATCCCTCGGGCCGATTGGGACGTGGAACGACATTCATACGACACACTCTGTCTTAGACAAAGGCGGGACCAGGTAGAGAGTGTTGTTTAAATAACTATCGAGGTCATCCAGGCTATCCGTTACAAAAACAACAGAGTTGTTTTTTTTGATTATAATCTGATCACCAATATTTATTGTTAAACAAATACCAAAATCAACGTGGCTAAATTCCATTGTCCGGTATGTTAACGGCATCTTCGTATATATGGTTCCAAAAAAATTCCATTCGTTCGCTCTAACCTGTGTAAATTTATGTTTTTGTAATATACTATTTATATGTTCGTTTTGCGTATCCGCAACCATCATGATTATCCTTCCCTCTCACTGTTATTTATGTCGCTTTGTCGGATCCAAAAACGAAACCGGTTTTGTATTTTTAGCTTTGTCAGTAGAGTTTGCAGCTTTTAAAGCGGCATCATCTTGTGTTAAATAACTTTTGCGTATGTGACCCCACTTTTGTATAAGATCGTCTGCATCATAATCTTCTGATCTACCGTGTAACCACTGCAAAAAGTAAAACACCGATACGACAGAAATTGCAGTTAATCCGATCAAAAATTTTAAGCTGGTTTCCATAATTTAATTAAAGTCCTTATACATATAGAGCAGACTACGGAAGACCCAAATACGCATGCCAACTATACCACACGGCTAGTATTGCGTATTGTTTGAGTATTATAAAATCGTAATAGTATAGCTCAAAATTCATAGTATCACCAATCCGCTTTTTCGCCGAAAAAATGAGTCGATACGAGATCAAGTGTTACTATTTTTTCATTCTTTTCAGCGAAAACGTCGATCACCTTACCTGACTCAGATCCGGAAGCTGTGCCGAATTCTACAATTGCTTCTGGATTACATTTCTCTAGTTTCTTAATTAATGTTTTAACTTTCATAATTCCTCTTTTATTCCTTTTGGATTTTCGGAGAGCCTATAAGGTTTAGTAGACATTTCGTCGTTAAGCTCCCTATAGGATCCGAGCTTGCCCATGGTCTAGAATGGTGGGTGCTACCCAAAATTAGCTCGCTAATCTCCGAAAATCCAAAAGTGCCGCGCACGGTCGGCTGCTTTCTTTAGGAGATACCCCTATCCCTGCCGTGCCAGGGATTACGCTACGCATTAACTTCTTCCGTCACCTTTCCGTCCTTCACGAAAAAGATACGATCCGCGATCTCTTGGATCTCTTTCTTGTGAGATACGAAGACTACCTGTTCGAAACGTCCTTCCGTCAATGCTCGATCAAGCATCCTTTGATAAAAGTGAGCATTTTCCGAAGTAAGTCCTCCATCCGATTCGTCTCGGATCAGAGTTCGGATGTCCGCGTTTGTTTTGTTTCGTTTGTAGGCTGCCATACCGAGAGAGATTGCTTCTTTGATGATTGCAGCTTCCCCTCCTGATTTGTTTTCTACAAGTGTCTCGATACCAGTTTCATTATCGAGAACGAGAATTGAAAAATCTTCTTTGTCTTTTCCAGATCCGGTTTCTTTGATCGTACTCAATCTAACCTTGAATCGGCCTCCGAAACACTCCGAAAGAATCGCGTTGATTGTTGCAGAAATTTCCGGACCAGCCGCATCGAGTTTGAGCGCACGAGCTCCTTTCGGAGAAAGTCCTTCGCATAAGGTTTTTATAAGTAATAAACGTTCATTCTTTTCGGCGATCGCACTTTTGATTTCTTCGATCCTTCTTTGTGTTTCGATCGCCTTCTCTAATCGAATTTCCATTCCACCAAGGGAGCCTATAAGTTTCTTCTGCTCTTCGGTCTTCTCCTCGATGTTTGCGCGAATCATATCGAGAGCATCTTCCCCTTCCTCGATCAATTTCATAATGTTTCCAGCCGATGAAAGCATTTCCTTTACTTTAACTAATTCAAAGGAAAGCATCGCAACACGGGTCTCTACGGAGTTGATTTGACGTTTGTATTCTTTTACTCGATCTTCCGCAAAGGAAAGCTCAGGAGCCATCTTCAAAAGGTCTTTGAAAGTTGGCTCATCGAGCAATGATTCAAGGTCTCGAATTGCGGTACGTCTTTCGTGCCCAATGTTTAGCAAGTTCGAAAGTCTTGGATCCTTATGGAGATTATCTAATGAATTGCGTGATTCTTCCAATACTTCCCGTACTTGACTCAAAGCAGATTCAAAATCGGGCCTATTCTGAAGGGCTTCAAGAATCCCTTTTTCTTCCAAAACAAGCGAAGGAACCTGGGCGTGATTCGAACGTGCATCTTTAAGAAGTTGACACGATTCTGGAAGATCAACACCGTCCACAATCTTGTTGCGACATGGAACTGCATTGAGTAGAGAAGAGTTCTTCCGTGCTTGATCGAGTCTTGTTCGAACCGTAGCAAGATCCTTTTCTAAAGTAGCAACAGCATCGCGCTCTAACTTGTGTTTATTTTCGAGAGAGATAACTTGAGATTTCTGGTCCGAAATTACCTTCTTTAATTCCAAAGCCTCCACGTCGATCTTCTCTTGAACTTCAAGCAATTCGAAATCGATGCTCTCTAACTCGATCTTTCGTGTTGCGATTTCGTTCTTGATTTTTTCGTTTGTCTCGACCGCCTTCAGAATTTGATCTTTGCGATCAAGAATGTAAACTTGATTGTTATGTTGACGCATAGTTAAATTCTTGAGGGCTTCAGTTTCAGAATCGTATTCTTTTTCCAATCGATCTTTCTTTTCTATAATCTCTCGTGTATCCAACACACTCGCTTTCAGATCCGCAAGAGATTGAACTGCAGCTGATTCTGACTTTCGGAAAAGCGTAATCTCAGTTTCCAAAGTTTCGATCGACTGTTCCATCGAATTGATTTGAATTCTAAGGAGATTTGATTCCTCCTTCCCTTCGAATAAATTTTTCAGGAGAAGGCTGTCACCACTCACTTCGCTTTCGATCGATTTCCGAAGTGCGTCAAAGTTTTCAAACTCTTCGTCGAACTTCCAAAGATCAAGAAGGTCGTCGATCAAGGCGCGGGCGCTTTTTTGATCAAGGCCAACAACATGCCCTTTCCCATTTTGTGCATGATAGACAGCGGAAAGAAAAACGGATTCATTAAGATTAGTAAGTTGGAAAAACTTCTCTCCAAACTCCTTTACCTTCCCTTCAGTGACAGCCTTCCCGTTCCAGTAGAGGTAAGGTTTTTGAGTTTTCGTATTCGGATCGATGAGACGTTTCACAAGACAGATGTCTTTTCCGAACTCAGCTTCGACCTCGATATAAGAATCTTTTTTTGTGAAACATTCGTAAATCGCGCCCTCGTCCCTTCCTGAACGCGCCTTTCTGTTTGGAGCAGTTCCAAACCACGCCATGGAAATCATGTCGAGAAGCGTAGATTTTCCAGCTCCGTTTGTTCCAGTGATTGCAATTTTCTTTCCCGAAATTCCAGGAACGTTCCAAGTTACTTCTTCCGGGAATGGGATGGATCCTTTTGAGGAGATTCGAATTAATTTCATGCCACATTCTCCTCAGAGTTTTCGGACTCAGATTGGAGTTTGATTTTTTTGTATTCCTGGATATGTGCTTCAATTTCCTCCGTTGTCTTTCCTTTTGCTTCTAGCCAAACACGAAGAGATTCCTCGATAGTGATCGCAAAACTCATCGCTTCTGATCGGACTGCAGTGGTAGTAAGTATCGTTTTTTCGATTCTAAGTTCTGTGGAGTTTCCGAACTTCAATGCGAAGTCTTTCGGAACGGTGTGCCTGAGACTTTCAGAAACATCAAATCGAAGACGAAGTTTGCCTTCAGGTTGCAAAGCGGATGGCTCAACGATTTGTTTTGTAGCCTTATCAATAAGGTTCTCACCGTCCCACTCCGCATTCACGGTAACCATCGGAATTGGATTTAAAGAATGAAAGACCGGTTCTGGGAACCAATTCCCTTCCGAATCCATCTCCCAAATCAAAATCCCTTTGTCATCCTCTGCTTCTCCCCAGGTTTGGCGCGTAATTGATCCGGAATACCAGACTTTTCCACCAACGTTCTGAGGTTTGTGGTAATGACCTCCGACTACGGGGCAATCGAGTGATTCCAACACTCCCAAAGGAAGATGAATTCCGTTTTGTCGTGGGATCCGATCGTTATCCAGTTTTGCACCGGAAACGGTTCCGTGAAAAAGGACGAGTTTCGGACCATTGTGTTGCCGAAGTTTTTGGAAAGCGTTTTCCAAAAGATCTGTAAACAATTCCGTTCCCGTTGAGTTCATCTCTTCTACGGATCCGGATTTCAAAGCGAGCGCGCCCGCCGAGAAATGTGGGATCGTATAGACCATAAGGCTTTTATCCAATCCAGTTGGAGTTTCCACAAATCCCGGCTTCTCAAATCCCCAATGATAAATCAATGGAACAGCTTCATCGAAGACTCTCAGATCGTTTGCCTTATCGTGGTTCCCACGAAGTACGATCGTCATCATTCCGTTTATGTGAAGACGGTGCAGAAATTCCTTAAATACAAGACGGTCGTTTGGAGAAGAGACGTCTTCATAGACGTCTCCATTAACACAGACGAGGTTCACATTTTCCGCTATAAAATGATTTGCGGCCTTGAGAAGTGCCCTGGCCTCTTCTGTATCCCATCCACCTTTAAGGTGGATGTCTGCAATGTGTCCGACTTTCATAACTTTGGATCCCTTACATCTTTCAGTTCCGCATAACGTTTGTTGAAGATGTTGATCAGAGTCGTCCAAGAGAAGCCGTCATAGTCCTCTTCCCTCATTTCTGCTTTAATCGAGCGAAGCTCATCCATGTTCTTTGCCGATTGAATTTTCTTTCCAAACATCTCTCCTTTTTTACGTGCTTCAGTAGGATCAAACACAGGTGCTGGTAGTATTTCTGGAACCGCATCAAAGAGCAGCTCTTCTGCAACAGATGCGGAACCCTCAATTTCCTTTAGTCGATTTTTGCCATTCTCAGAGTTTGGATCAAAAACGGCCTTTACGCATACCCAAACCTTCTTTGCTTGCTCACGAGGCATTGCTGTTGGAATGCTTAAAAGTTCCTTGATCGCATTACGTTTCACTTTGCGCTCAAGGTTTTCGGAAAGATGGGCCTGTAGTTTTCCATGAGAAGTAAACATCGGAAGTTTCTTTGTTACGACTGAAGTCTCAATGACAGTTCCATCCGGAAGGTTCATTGATGCAACCCAAGCTGCTTCTAAGTGTGCCTCCTTGCCAACGGTCACCTCTCGGTCTTCTCGGACCTTACGAAGTTTGATTCCCATCGCTTGCCCGATGCTGACCACTTTCTCAGAACGAAGCATAACTTGCCCTGATTTCAATCGAACTTCCGCCGCATTGGTTTCATCCCAGAGGTCCGTGTCTGCTACCGTTATAAACTGTGGAAGTAATGTTACACCTGCAGGAAATCGGTTCATAAGAAACTGACTAAACATGATCATATTGTATTTGTCTGGAGGAAATGTCTTCTCTAACGCTTGCAATTTTTCTAATGGATTGTTAGCGTATGCTTGCGGATTTATTTCTCCGTTCGGAAGGATGATTTGATTTTCATTCGCCGTCATATCACGCCACCTCGTCCACTCTGTATGATTTTTTGATGTCTTGAAGTACGTGGGCCATTGCATCCGTTTCCGCGCGGAGTGTCATCAGGAGGTCATCACGCTCTTTGACTTGTCCTTTGAGATACCTGATTGTCTGTCTGTAACTCACAAACAAAGCACGGAGACGGGCACGAGATTCTTTTACGTTCGCCTTTTGTTTTTCCACGCGCATAACGTCATCAAGTGAGTCCTCGATAAGCTGATTGTCTTCGTCGGTTAACTGGATTTCGCTAATGAGGTTTTTTAACTGGCTCATTTGCTGATCTTCTTCGAATGTCATGACAATGCCTCCTTAAAGCAGCAAAAGAAAACTGCTATTATAGAAGGTTTTTTGTCAAGAATTATTGCTGCTTTTTTAGCAGAATTTGAACAGTTTCGGCGATAGAAAGAATTCGCTCGAAGGACGGTTGAGCACCCTCGCCGGAAATAAGACGAGATAAATTTCCAGAAGGAAATTTTGTCTCCTTTACGAGAAGAGCCGCATTTCCACGTTTTAAATTGACAAAGTATCGGATATAATCGACTAACATCTGTTTGTCGATGTCTTCTCTTGAGATACTCTCTCGTCTTTGACGAATAATTGCGGGAATCGTCTTTTTTATTTGTTCGTCTGTTAAAGACATGTGTTATTCCTATTTTCGGAATTTCTAAGATTTTACTCAAGCAATTCATTGCTCCACCTCGGTTAACGGGGTTTCTGCAATTTGCTCACTCGCATCAATCCAGTTACGGACAGCCTGCACGTCTTGAGATAGTTGGACGATATTACGTAGTGCGTCCATTTGGTGGTCTGTGTCGGGGTTCACGCTGCACCTCCTAAGTTGTATGAGGTGCAGAATGTTGCACAATGTGCAACATTGTCAAGGAATAAATTTACACTTTGTGCAGTTTTGTTATTGCTTCGGCTAAAGTTAGGAGTCCATCCATTCCAGGAGGACGGCCTGTGTTGTTTACAAGATGGGATATTCGTGATCCGGGAATTCCGGTTTGTTGAGTAAGTAAAGCTGTGTTCCCGCGTTTCGCCCGTACAAACTCTCGAATGTATTCTATTAACGCTTCGCGGTGTTCTTGCTCCGAATCCACACACTTCCGTCTGTGTTCGATAATTTGTTTTATCGTCTCTTTCTTCGACATGTCTCCTATCCATTATCGGACTTTGTTTGATTTTTATCAATGCCTTCATGCGAACACCTCACTGGAATTCCTGGGAGTTGTGTGAGCACATTGCATAAAAAAAGCAATTGTCGTCGGGTTAAACCCTTCGTTTCGCAATATCTCAACTTGCTCTTTGTGGTTGGGCTTGTAACCGTTACGGATTTCGAAACATTCAAACGCAATCCGGGCACGGTCTGACAGGTAGTATCTTGGAACCATAGGTATCTCCTAAATTTTTTGGTTGACCGCAAACAAAAGAGGAGATAAACAGAAATCGGTCGTTGGACTTTTGTCTAACTCGGAGCCCGGTTGCCGCCGGGCTTTTTTATTTTTGGTCGGGGTATTGTAAGGAATAAAACTTATTGTTTTATTAAGTTTGTCAAGATAAAAAGTTATTGCGATAATAACTTTTTTGCATTTTGGGCAAGGATAAGTATTATTTCTATCCCCGGACTGACACCGGTATTTTTTAAGAGATTGGATATTCTGGATTCCGGAACACTGCTTGCTTCCGCAAGTCGTCTTTGATTTCCGCGTTTCAGTTCTACAAATTCCCGAATGTATTCTATCATAAGCGCACGATCCGATTCGCTTGTATCTAAACAGTGCTGTCGGCGTTCTATTGCCTGATCGATCATTTCTTTTTTCGCGGCCATCTCTCAATTCCATTGTTATCACACTCATTAAATCTCTCAACACAAAGTTCACACTGCATGAGCGCACAAAGATGCGGCCATATTTTGGTTAAGGATCGGGGTATTGTTGTGGGGAATATATTTAAAAATTAAATATTTGTCAAGATTTAAATATTTAAACTTTAAATTTTTTGAATTTCTTCGGCAAGAGCTATGATGACTTCCATTCCGGGCGATGGTCCTGCATTGCGTATTAGATTGGAGATTGTTGACTGACGAATGCCACTTGCTTCCGCTAAAAGTTTTTGATTTCCTCTTTTGGCATCGACAAACTTCCGGATATAATCGATTAGATATTCTTTCTCTTCGGCTTCCGACCGAAGACAATTCTTTCGGTTGGTTATCACATCGTGTATATTTTTCATCTCTCAATTCCATCTTTGCTATATCCCGTAAATCTCTCAAGTCCTTACTTCTTTCGCTTGTTTGGTTAAGGGTTGGGGTATTGTTGTGAGGGATTAAATATCCACAAGATGGATATAAGTCAAGTAAATAATATCCACTTACTGGATATTTTGTATTGTTTCGGCAAGTTTTATGATCGTATCCATTCCGGGTGAAAAGCTGCGCTCCCGTATTAAACTGGATATTTTGTTCTGAGGAATAGAGCTTGCTTCGGCTAAAAGTTTTTGATTCCCACGTTGCGAATCCACGAATTGACGAATATACTGAATAAGCATTTCTCGATCCGCCGCCTCTGTGTCCATATTTTGACGACGTCGCTTTATTGCTTCCGTTATCAATTTCTTTTCTATTGCCATCTCTCAATTCCATCTTTGTCATATCCCGTAAATCTCTCAAGTCCTTACTTCTTTCGCTTTTGCTGTTGGAAATCGTTTATCATAGCCATTAGTCGAATACACTGTAGTATTGCCATATCCCTGCTTAGCCAATGCCGTCTCCCGTCTCCGTCGTATTGCCAAAAGTATTTTCTCTCGTTCTCTCTGTTCTGCGAATTTTCCATCGTTGCCTCTGTGTGTATCGGGAACCCACGAAGCGTTTTATGTTTTTCTAATATTGCTTAGCTTGCCTTGCGGCTCGGGTTTGGGGTTCTTCCGTGTTTGATTCCAAGTTTTGTGAGGTATTGGAGAACGACGGCGTTTCGTTTTCTTCCCGCAATCGTTCCGCGGACAACGTCGTACGACATTCCTGTTTCGTGAGAAATCACATCATAAGTTTTATTTAAAAACTGCAGCTCCGTCTTAATCTCTTCACGGGACATAACACCTTTGGGCCAAATTCGCCCTTGATTTTTTGCGACGCTCAATTTATCTCTCCTGTCAGTGCGTTGTGATGCTTAGTTGCTGGGATGACCATGTATTACAATGCAATATTTTACAAGTAAATTTTATTAAAGAGAAATATTTATTTGAACACACCAGGCGAAAGAATCAAATACATACGAACAGAGGGAACCGGGCAAAAAATCAGCCAGGACGAATTTGCGAAATCGATTGGAATCAGTCAGGAGCTCTTAAGTCAGCTCGAGAATAATAAACGGGATTTGACTGATCGCATTACTATCGTAATCGAACTAAAGTATGGATTTAGAAAAGAGTGGACACACAAAGGAATAGGACCCGAAAAGAATACAACTCCTTTGAATGTAACAGAAGCAGAAAAAGAACTGATTGAAAAAGGGATAATACTATCCCGTAAGATTATTAATAATCCTACATTATGCGAGATTGCAGAGATACTTGTAAAGATACAGCCAGAAGACTTAAAGAAAATTAAGACAATTATTGAAACGTTTTTAAAGTAGATGTGGTTTGAATTGTTACAAGTGTATTTCTCTGATCCGTACTTTTGAAATTGTTAAAACTGCAAACTTTCCACTAAGATCAGAACCGTATTGATTGATAAGTTTCAAAAGTGTTTTAGTAATCTCTAAAAAATCTTTTGGATGATAACGCAATAGTATAATACCAAGAGGACTTGCTTTGTGAGCAAATACCCACTCACCAAAATCCTTGTCTAAGGTTAAGATTATTGAATTAAATTCTTTGGCAATATTAAGTATTTCTGAATCACTATAGCCACGATAGTCTTCTAATACAGATTTAATAGAATGCCCTGAATTTCTCAACTCTTGAATTATTCGAAAATCAACGTTTTCGTCTGCAAGAATATTAACTTGCAAGTAAACTTTCTCGTGATATGACTTCGCTAGAGTAAGATAGACATGCTAAAATATCATCTCTTACAATACCAGGAGTTGCGGTTAGAATCTCTTCAATTGACAATCCTTCTCCCAATCTTTCAAGGATAAGTTCTACGGTAATCCGCGTTCCTTTTATCACCGGTTTTCCCAGCATGACATTTGGATTGGCACTTAATCTATTTTTATAATCCATGTCTCAAAAATAGATTAAATTTGGTTTTTGTCAAGAACTCACTAAAGGCTTTGAAATTTTCGAAAAAGAAAGCACTAGTTGTTCAGTTTCTTTTTATTGTAAATTATACAACCGATACAGCCGCATTCATTTCCTGTATCGCGTTGTACTGAATATTTTTTATTGGACCGTTGTAAATAGCGCGAACTTTTACTCTGAAGTTTTGATAGCCTTTCGAAATTCCTTCAGCAGCAAACGTCTGAAAACGCATTATAGAATAAACTATGCCGACTGAAGAGGTAAACAACAATAAAAAGAACGATTTAAACACAAGATGAGATATTACAATTCTCTCATATTCTTCAAGTAGCGGCTTAAAGTTTACTTGAGCAACAGGATCAAGTTTTTTAAAACCTTGGTCCAACTCTAGTCTCAGACTAGAAAATACTTCGTATCTACTCATAAACAAGTTTACCAAAAATACAAATATTAAATACCGCAAAAAACTGATCCGATGTGTGAACCGAATCGTTCCGTTAATTATTGCTTCGAAACTTTGATAAGCTGGATCTGAAAAATTTATTCCATTTTGTTTAAGACCAAATTCAAATAACCTGTCACGAAGTTTAAATAGATCTTCGCGGGTACGATCGACCATGTAACCCTTCCAAAGGACGTTCCAAGAAAAAAATAAAAGACCAAGTATAAAAAACAACATTAACCCGTAGATCCCGTTTTCCATCATCTATCCTCCTTTGCTGTTCGACCGTTTTTCGACAAACCACTTGTTAATCGATTTGGATTGAGCCTTTTCTCGCATTCTGCAAGTTTAGAGCTGAGTCTCTTAATATTATCGGACCGTAATTTCTTTTGCTTAATTCCATAAAAAATACAGAAAACTCCAAAAATATAACCTACAGCTTCGATTGGATTGGATTTTTTCGCAAAATCAATTAATGCACTAAATCCAACATCAAATATAGCATTCGTTTGTTTCCCCGCAAGGTGCGAAATTGATGAAACTATACCGAAAGTGACAATTGCTATAATCAATATATTACTGGATTTAGCAATTATTCTCTCCCCCAAACTTGCAATAACACTCAATTTATGTACTTTGTAGTTCGCATTGTGATTCGCATCTATTTCGCGTTGAGTGAAGCGTCTTCGTAATTTTCTGGACATACTTAATTAACACAACAACAGTTGGATCAAAAATTAGTATGTCATTATTGTCAATTCAATGATTTATTTGATTGCAAATATTATACTAAGGCTTTGTTTAGATGTAAACGAATATTTAGTTACGTTAATAGCTACTCAAAAAGGCGCCCAACTAATATTGAGATTAATGCCGGGTGTGTAATAACTGAATCATTGCTACACAAGACGCAAGTGCCGTCCCAAGTGGGCGGATAAGTATTTCTCTTTTTAAATTCACTTGGCACTCCCTCGTTTATAGCACCACAATGGTCACACTTAAATCTTATATTTGGCATTCCGACAAGTCTCATAAGTTTGATTCCATTGTTATTTCTTTTGCTGTTTTTTGGATATGAGCCCCTATATCTACATCCTCTAAATATAACGCCCGAAATAATCCCCAAAGCCTCTTGTTAGTTTTTTCTAACTTGTATGCCAAGATCAGAAATTCAACCGGATCCACATATTTGTAAATTACAACAACCAACAATACGACCGTCCTGCTAAATCTTGGCACAGGATCACCTGACTCAATGTTTGCGTTTGTAATCAAGGCATTACCCATAAGCGCCGCAGCTGCAAAAAACAAACCTGCTATTGCGACACCGATAGCGGAATAAGGCGCGAGAAAAATCCCTTGCAAAGGCAAAATATAAACAAACAAAACACAAATAGCCACAGCGATTAGAGTCCCGGTCGTGATCAGGAGAGCCTGTATTTTGTGTTGCTGATAGCGTCTAACCTCTAACCACAACACAACCAAAGAGCCTATAAAATACGTAGCACAGTATATTATAAATATATGATATTTATATGTTGGCTTATACGCAAAATTGACTGTATCCAAAAGTTGCACAAATTGACGAGTAATAGCACAATACAAAAAATACGTTATTAGTGCCGTGTTTATTGCAAGCCCTACCCTACTCTGTTTGTATTGAGGATTAAATAGACTTTTAACAAACCTAAAAAATAGATACGGAGTAAACAAGATCGGGATAAGGGTCAACTCATGCAAAAATTCACGCAATTCCAGCATTACCACATTGCGCGCACCCAAAATAAAAACCCAGGCTCCAAGGGATAACGCAAATAACAAAAACCACTTTTGAGAGGACTCGCTTTGAATCGAATTACGATAAACGTAAATCCCCAACCAAAAAACAAAAAACGAAACACAAACCGATAAAACCATACCTATTTCCAACAACTTCACAAGCGTTAAGTAATCTAAATCCGCTTTAAAAATATATCAAATTTTTCGCTCATTTTCGCTCATTTTCGCTCTCCTGATCACCGAAAACATAATATTAACAAAACGTTAATTTTGTCCCGAATTTGAGGCAAAAGTTTTGCAGAGTCAAATCAAAAATTAACAAAACGTTAATTTTTTAAAGCGACATAAATTTATATATGAGACATAAAGATAAAGGACAAAGCACAAGGCTCGAAATCATATTAGAGGAAACTAATTTGTTATCAAAAGAGCTGGCTGCGGCTTGCGATACTTTTCCCGAAGTAATCTCACTTTATTTATCAAATAAACGTGATATACCTTTTGACCTTGCTTATAAGATAATGTTGCAATATGGTTATTCACCATTCTGGCTAATCTTTGGAGACGGGGAAAAATTTGTTTCCAAAGACCTGCTTGAATCACTCACTCAAAATCAAATTGAAACGATTTACGAAATAGATCGGAATCGCGTATTTAATCGACGATTGGACGAATCTGGGTTTAGGCCAATGGTCGAGCGGCTATTAGAGTTAGACGAGAGGGAGCGTAAAATCTTTCTCTCTATTTTTGATCGGTTTTTTCCTGGAAGACCCCAATAATTTTATCAGTGTACCTTTCGCAATTATTCATAACAGAATTTTTATTTTTCTTAATCTCTTCAGCGAATTCTAAAAGTAAGTCTATTATCTTTTTTTTTAAAGCAGTCATCGTCGGGCCTCGGATTATCCGACGTATGCTTGAGGAATGTTCCGAGAAAATCCACGAACTTTACTTTTGCTACAATTGACACGCGATATTATGTATTAGGGTTTTTTAATGTGATGTATTGAGGTTTGGAAATAAATTATTGAATTTAAAATCTACACTCACTGTCAAATTCTCGAATGTCTAAGTTGATCGTATTACAAATAACCAAGAAGCGATTTCTATAAATTGCTTTTTTCGGTAGATAACAATGTAAGGGTATTGGATACTTCCGATCCGGAAAATACAAATCTACATGTACATAATCTTTTGTTGCACCAGTGGAAATTTTACTATCCGTTTGGATTACTAAGCCCAAGAATTTTACCTTGAGCTTTTCGATTACTTTTTCATAACTTAACCAATCAGGATGCAACTTGAGTATCTACGCTTGATTTTTCTTTTTTCAAATTTTCGTAAAGACCCTGAAGCATCGAAAGAGAAACTTTTAACTCAGAATTTCTTTCTTCTGATTCTCTAAATTTTTCCTCAACAATCGAATTAGAATTTTTTAATTCTTCGTTTTCTTTAGATACTGCTCTTAACTTATCTGTCTCTGGATCTCCGCAAAGAAATAAAAGTTGCCTATAAATTCCCCAATACTCCTCTAATTGAGTATTTTTGAGTAACTCATACAGGCCCTCATTTTCTTTTAGTGAAGATAGATATTCTTCAATATGCTGAAAAAGATTTGATTTAGACTTTATCTCGTCAATTCCCCAAGAGAATAATCCTAACTCAAGTGCAACAGCCGCATATCCAGACTCATCTTCGGGACCTTTTTGTTCGAAAATCAGATAATGAATTTTCAGAGAATGCCCATTCACATGGCGCCAAATTTTCCCGAATAATACTACTTTTCCAATTTCTATCATTTTATTCTACCCCACAAGATTTTGCCCTCTTGATTTGTCCACTCCTATGTTTATATATCTTAGTTACGATATATACTAATCTATCGGCATAGTCAACAATTGACAACGACACTTTTGATTCTTATAAGACTTAATAACTCGAAACAGGTGGGGAAATTCCCCACCTGGAAAAAAATCAAACGCCTTAAGTCCAAACATACTCCTTTTCTTAACTCTACACTATGCAGAACAAAAATCCGCTTCCCCTATTTTTCCCCTGCATGAGAGACTCTATTTTGATGAAAGTTATTGCAATCGTAAACCAAAAGGGCGGCGTAGGCAAAACTACCGAAACGTCAATATTTGGCAAAAGCCTGGCTTATTCTGGAAAAAAAGTTCTTGTCATTGATGCAGATCCACAAGGGGGCATTTCTTCCATCCTACTCCCAGACCAAGACGAAAATGAAAACCGCAAAGGATTATTTGATATATTGATGGGCGATGATCCTATTTTCAACGAAAACATTCACCCATCTCACCTCCTAAATTTAAATGGAAACCTTCATATCATTCCGGCAGATCATAGGTTAGACAAAATATTCGTTTCGTTGTCTCCATTTGTTCTTAGGGATACCTTTAAATCTTTTGTCGAAAAGGATTATGATTTTATTCTCATTGATACACCCCCAACTGTTCAGGGAATTACTCGCGGTGCGGTCATTTTTGCTGACCGCGTCATTATTCCCTGTGAAACAACACCTCAGTCTTTCGGGCCCACCAAATATACCGTTGATTCAGTTTTAAATTTAGAGAAGACTCCTGAAGTAATTTTTCTTGGCTGGAAGGAACCTGAAGGTGATGGGTTCCAAGCTCGTAATGCTCGAAAGTTTGAAACACAATTTTCAAAATTCCTCATAGGCTCTCTCCCAAAAAATATCACTTCGAGTTCTTTGGCCTCGGAAGATAAAAAAATCACACCATCTCTCAAAGATGGGCTGGTCTCAACGGTCATTTCTTTGTTGGAGAAAAATAAATGAGCGGCTTTAAAAAAGTAGGCTCGCAAGATTATAAGACTATAAAGATGCAGCTCGCTCCTGAGCTCTTAGAGGTTCAGGGAATGATGCCAATTTCAGATGAAGATTATTCAAAGCTATATAAATCTATTTCTAAGGTTGGGATAAAAGACCCATTGCGAGGCTATCTCGGAGAGGGAAGGGTATTCTTTATTCTTTCGGGAGCCAATCGATTCGATATAGCTACAAAGCTAAATCTCGATATGATTCCTATCGAGATTTACGAAGGCGGCTCCCGGAAAGATAGAGTTGAATTTGCTTTAGATGAAAATTTAGAAAGACGCCATTTAACAAATGATCAAAAGAGAAAAATTGCTGAGTGGAAGCTTAGGAATTCTCCAGAAGAATCCGATAGAATCATCGCAAAAAAAGCGGGGGTGGATCATAAAACGGTTGGAACTATTAGAAAAAGGCTCGAAACAGGTGGGGAAATTCCCCACCTGGAAAAAAGAAGAGGGCAGGATGGAAAAATTCAGGCGGCTAAGAAATCGGGCGAAATTCCCCGCATAGAAAAAAAATTAAACGCCTTAAGTCCAAAAGAAAGAATGCTTAGGATAAATGAGATTAAAGCCGAAATTAAAAACTTAGAAGCACAAATCAAAACAAAGCAAAAAGAAATCGACGAACTATCGAGAACTTAGCCGCCTGAATTTAGCACTTATAAAAATGCCCAATTTTTTTACTTTAAAATAAAAAAATAGTACCCAAATCCGTATGGTCATCTTACCGTACCGTAGACATCTCATCCGAGATTCGTTGTCGATGCGCCTGTGCGGAGGTGAGATGCCCACAGGCAATTCCTTCCTCCACATAATAAAATTATGTCTCTTTTTTCCTTGACAATTTTTCGTGGCTTGATCTAGATTTGTACCCGTTTAAGGCGACATAACTTGAACACGGCCCATCTCACAATACGGCCGAACGACAACGAATCGAGGACCTCCGAAACGGCTCCACGCCCAATCCATGCTCCCGATTTGAATAGAGTAGGGTAAACTCTTTTGCCGTGCGCGCCCGCCTATGTCCGCACCGCAAGAAAGGAAAAGAACGTGGAAGGAATCCATCTACGAATACCTGCGGCGTTTTTGCGGGATAAACGAATAAAAACGAATCAACGTGGAATTGCTCTCGCAGTGTTCGGAGCAATGTGGTCGTTTACAGGCCGGGGCAATGTTTGCTTCGCCTCAATCGGACTCGGTCCTGATGACGAGCAGAATCCTAAGATCAAAAAATCAACCCTCTGTTCTCGCTCGGGACTATCCAAAAATACCGTAGTAAAATATAAGAAACTTCTAATACAGCTCGGATGGATCGAGGTTAAACGAGAGGGTAGGGGGCTCAATGATACGATAACTCTGCACGAGATTGCTTGCGCTAAAACCGAAATCCAGAATCCCACGAATTGCGATTCTGAAACAAAAAATCCGAGTATCGAGGTATTCCAGAATCCCACTCCAAGTGAATGCGATTCCAGTGGCGTACGGCATGGGGTTGGGATGCCTATACAGAATTGTACAGAAAATTTAAATAAAATAGACGAGTGGGAAAAATTCTTAAATTGGTCGAAAGAGCGATTGACGAGATCGAGTAATGATATTTTAAAAAATATTAAAATAAATTTCAATGCAAGTGAACTTAAATTACTCGAACCAGTTACAGATTCTCTATCTATGATTATCCTAAAATATTTTACTGAAGAGGTTAAAAAACCAATTTCAGTAAAATTTGTGGAAAAAACGGAGCAGGGTAGGGCGGCCTAATATGCAAACAACCAAAACAAAATTCGAAAACCCCAGTGTGACCGATGTCGTTTGGTCGTTCTGGATCTCCATATATAAGCGCGGTCTAATCGAGTACATTATGAATCTGTCAAGTCCAGATGAGTTCGAAAAAATAATCTATTCTTTCGACCAGATCCATGCAACGGAACGGTAGGCACCCTTTGAATAAATCGAAACGACAGCCCCACCGACCAAAACAGAATGAATTCCTTTGCTGGCTAAATGCCAACCAACGAATTTCCACAGATTCTCTTCGTTAACTGTTTTCCAATCAGGTTCTTGCATACACTGGCTTTCCTTTTTCTCTGGGTCTTCGTCTTGTTGAGAATATAGATTCCTTTTCTTCGATGCTCAAAGAATTATAAAAGATAGACAATATTTCTTTGAGCGGCTTGACGAAAGGGGACTTTTGATTAAACGAAAAAACACGAGATCGACCAATTTGTTTAGCAACTAAGATTCCGGTCTTTTCGAATCTTTCTAATTGTAGTCTAATCGGAGTCACAGCGACATCGTAATCTTTTGCGATAGCCGAAGAGTGAATTTCGTTATAATGATAAACGTGTAATAGAACTCTGGAAGCCGTTCCGTTTCCGAAGATGCCATCAAGGACCATGCTCTTGAGTATATTATATCATTCTTTTGTTATCAACTACTTTTTAGTCTATATAGACTAATATTTAGTCATTTGAAAACACTCTAAGCCAGGGGGAAAAAGTTTGGAGTATATTTTTAAATGAGGAAATAAGTAACTTCCGATAATCGTCATTTGGTCTCATTAGTGAACATTTGTTTATTCTTTGTTGTCTCTGATCTGTTTGGCAATTTTAATTAGTGTCTCAACGTGGACTTTTTTCTTGTCGTTAAGATAGTTGGCTATATTTCCATTAGATTTTTTAGTCCACTTTTCGATCTGTCTCAAGGTTCCCGAGGATCTAATATACTCGATTAAAATTTTACGGCACTCGGCCACAGTGCTTTCGACTTGATCGATAGGTTCAACTTTAGAATGTTCCAT